GCGAGATGCTTGACAGCGACCGTTTCTGCGTTCCTGTCGACCCGTTTGTAGTCTGAACTTTTACCGCCAAATCTGCTCACGTTAATCATTGCGCACCACCGTCACGTCGAGTAGTTGCACGCCATCTATCGTTTGGCTTCCTGTCACTTCGTACATCGTACTGCGAGGCAAAATGACCTCTGCGCCGAAACTGAAACCCAAAATCTCTGTGTCGTCTCGATATGTTTGGACTTTCGTTCCGAGTGCGCGAGTGCTGGCAACGTCGGCGGCGAGGGCGGGACTTTTCGCTGGTACTTTGATGCGCATCACGACAGGGTTCGCGTTCCCTGTTCCGCTTTGCAGTCCAGTCGCGAACGAGAAAGCGACTAGCGGGTTAAGGCTCGTTGACTGATAGGCGGGGTCAACAAATGAGTCTCCTATGGTCATTCCTGAAATCATTCCTTCGTTGTCGTCAAGTCCTCTAAAGACAACCACGTCTTCGGTGAAACCGCTCTTGTCGATTGCTTTGTCAACGTCAGAAATGATGGTTCGTATTTCTGGGTCAAGGAGGTCTGTTTCTCCCATGATTACTTGTTCGCGGAGTCCACCGTTGATTTGTTCGTAGTACAGTTCGGATTGGTAAGCGATGACCGCTTTACCTTCCTGTTTGGTGACGTCGACGTGGGCGGATGTTTGCCCCTCAAGAAACGCGAGCATTCCTTCTTCATCGACTTCAAACCCGTCGTCGGTGATTCTTGCGCGAAACGGTGCGCTGTAAAGATTGTCTGCGTCAAGTGTTGACGCGCGCCCGCCGCTCCTGCCGTGTGTCTTTTGGTCGTGTTTGGCGTGTTTCATCGTCACCGTTGGGGTGATGTTTGTGGAAATCGACAGGCTTCGTAACGGTGTGCGAGTGTTGTGGCGGCGTCGGAACTTGAAAATGTCTGCGATGACACCGAGCGTTTTCGTGGTTGGTTCGGGAATGTTGCCCCAATCACCGTCGGCGAACTTCGGTACTTGGTACGGCTTACCCTTCATTGGGTAGCGATCCTCTGTTCCGATGATGGGTGGTGCAACGTCGGCGATGTCGTACTCAACGATTGGAATGCCTGCTTTGGCGAGTTTCTTTCGGGACGCTTCAGGAAACTTTGTCCCTTTCGGAACGGTGACATACTCAATGTCGGCAAGTGAAACACCGCCGAGAACTTGTGCTTCGTGGTAGCCCTTGGTGCGTCGCGGGGCTGGTGCGATGTCTCCTGCAAACCGCTCAGGAGAGTCGGCGTCACCCCAACGACGAACGTCAACTCCACCTGAGTTGGCGTGACCATTTGGTCGGGTTTGACGCCCCGACAACGGTGATGGTTCAAAACACAAACCAAGCGAGTCGCCTTCGGTAAACGTGGCGCGTTGATGCACCTCGCGTTTTAATACGAAACCAACCTCGCCGTACTGCTCCGCGCCGACGGCTTGACTGTCGCGAACTCCACCCAAATGCAACGCACCGTAAATCGGTGCTTTGGTTCGTTGTTCTTTGGTTGGGGCAGTTGCAGAAACAACGCCCATAGTGGCGGCTTCAAATCCTGCGCGTGTGTCTTCGCCCTTAAACCCTTTAGTGCGTCCTGTTTCATGTTGAGATTTGATGCGTCCACTCGTGACAATTCCACCGACCGCAGAAACGGGTGCGTGGACAACAATGCGTGTATGTGGGGAGTCAACGATGGCTTGTTGCCTTTGAAGTTGTTCTGCTTGTCGTGCCTCAAAAGTTGGGTCAGCCCGTTTTGCTTCGTAACGGTTCTGCTGTTGTTCGGCGAGGCGTGAACGAAAACTTACTGTTTCTTGAATGACATCAGACTGCGGAACACGCCAATCGCCCTCGTCTCGCAGGATGTCTTGAACAGGGACTTCGTAGCGGTTACCGTTTGCCTCAACAACAACAACTTCTCTGAAAATAGGTTTACCCTTTTGCTCGCCGTAGTCGCCGAGGCGTTGTTTCATTGGGCGTTCACCAGTCACCGGATCGCGTGGCGCATCAAAGTCAATCTCCATCACAGGCAGGCTTTGCACTTTCGCTCCGACAATGTTTTCAATGGTGTCGATTTCAATTGCCCGTCGACGTTCCGCGTAGGCATTCTGGATTGACGTTCCAGCGGCGTTAAGGCGTTCTCGGTGGCTTTCAGGAATGACGCCTTCTTTGATTAGTTGACCCATCGAGTCGGCGATGACAGGACTTTGTGGTTCCTTAATGCCGTCCGCTTCCATCTGTTTCTTGACGCGCTTCTCGTGGTCGTACGCTGACTCTTCTGGTTTGCGGGGATTGGCTTCCTGACGACGTTTCAACTCCGCCGAATATGTGTCGTAGTCTTCTTTGATTTTCTTGTCCCGCGCCGCGATTACAGGTTCGTATTCTTTGTAGACACGGTCGTATTCGTCGGATGCGTCCAGCACCTTCTGTTCCGCGTCGCGCACCTTTTGCGATTTGCCTTCCTCAGTAAACGGCTTGAACGGGCGTCCAGTCTCGACTGCTTCTTGGAAATTCTCCGTCGGCACCAACTGTTGACTTGGGTCTTTGTCCGTCATCGGACGCGGATTTGTCACGTCGACTGGTGGCGGCGTGGGCTTCGGCGGTTCGGGTTTGTCAATCTTGTCGGGCGTCTCGTCGGGTTTCTTGTCGGTTCCATCACCGGCTTTACGTCGTTCCTCATGGCGTTTGCCTGCGCGTCGCGCCACACCGCCGTTTGCGAACCCCATCTCCTCGGCAACCTGATCCCACGTTTTACCTGACTCGTACAACTCCAAAGCGCGCTGGTCGTCAGCGGCGATGTCTTTCTTGTTGCGTTTCTTTGGCGCTCCGCCGTCTGGTGTGCCGCCACCGCCTGTGGCGTGAGTCTTTTGGGAATGTTGCCCCGGCAGGTGCTTTGTGATGCGTTCGCGTGCTTTGGCAAGTGCGGGTTCGGCGGCGTACAGCGCACGGATTTGTGCAAGCGCGCTGTCCTTGGATGTGTGGCAGGCGACAACCGAACCGTCAGTGTCTTTGATTACAGCCCAAGGCTTAGACGGCGAGCAACCTTTACCGCGTGCAATCGAGTACGGCATCGGTCAACCCGTGACCGTTTCATCAACTTCAGCGACCTGTTCAAAGAAACCTCGCGACAGAAACGACTCGATGTTTTCCACCGCGACTCGACGTCCGTCTGCAAACTCGACGAAGCCGTAGGCGCGCACAGAAGGCTTTATCGACAGGTCGCGTGGGGTGGGCAGGTTCAAACCGCCTAGTTCTTCATCAACAATGACCGTGCCGACTTGAAACAGCCTGTCACCGGCGTCTGTTTTCGCGATGAGTCGTTCAGCCATAACAAATCACCATAATGGGTTCACAATGCGAAAGTGACACGTTGCTACGTCCTTTGTCCTTCTTGACGTCGCGCTTCGGCGAGTCGTGCTTCAATCTCGGAAAACGACAAAGGCACCAACACGGCTCGGCAACGACATGACGGATGCGCGGGCGGCATTTTAATGCCGTCAGGATGGGCGCGGAGTCCTGTTTGGAAGTTCTCATCAACGGGGATGCGTTTGCCGTCGAGCGGTGCGCAAATTTGGCAGACAACGGTGCGTGATGAAACGAACTCTGGTGCGGTTCTCCATTCCTTCATGGACGTTTGCAGGTTGACAAGTCCCGCGTCACCAGCCTGTTGCCATGCGACCCATCGTCCTTCGTTCTGCGCTGTGGCGATTTCGGTGCGGGCGATGTTCTTTGCGCGCGCGCGGATGAGGCGGTCTTGGTACTTTTCAGCCGCCTTCTGTGCCTGCTCGATGGCTTGCTGTTCAGTCAGCCCAGAATCGCGGAACTGTTTTAGAAGCCGTGCGTGGGTGTTCTCGACTGCTTTACGCCATCTTTCGTGAAGTCCGACGTTGCGGCGGATCCGTCGTTGCGCTTCGGCGATGCTGATGTCGCCCTCGACTGCGTCAGCGACAATTTCCTGAATGATGCCCTCGACCTCGTCGGTGATGTCTTTGACAAGTCTGCCTGCGCGTTCCAGCGCCCATTGGGTTGCGCGCGGGTCTGCCTCGTCAAAACGGATGCGGAACCCTGCACTAGCGGCGGCTTCGGCTTTTCCTGTTTTGATGATTTCTTTGACAAGCGCGTCGACAATCGGACGAAGGTCGCCGATGAGTGACCCTGTTGGGAGTGCGCGAAGCGTTGCCGCCACCGACTGTCTGATGGCGTCAGCAACTTGAGGTGTTAAGACGCCGTTGCGGAACATCTGCACCGCCTGCGCGTATGCCTGAGCCAGCGCGCGTTCCACGCTGGTCAGTTCTCCTCCTGCTTTCTCAACGGGCGTTGACGCAGTCTTTTGCTTCGCCCTGCGCACGAATGGCATTACTTCTCCGGTGCTGGTGGAGCCTGTGGTGCTTCGGACTGCGCGCTTGGTGCTTTCGGTGCTGGCGCGGGTTGTCCACCTTCTGGGGCGGGTTGTGGAGCCTGCTGTGAAGGGGCTGGTTGCTGTGGCGGCGCGACGTTCGGATTGTTGTTGACACCCTCTTCGGACTCGACCTTTGGTGGCAAGCCTGACACTTGGCGGAGGTATTCGTCGAGTCCCTCGTCGACAACCAACGCACCCGACCCTGATGCCTTCTGGATGAAGTCGGCGAGTTCGGCGATGTTGATTTGGTGGATGTCGCCAAATGACAACGTTGGTCGGCGTGATGCGTCCATGCCGTTCACTTTCAACAGGCGAGGGATGGCGTGCTGGTTGAACACGTCGCAGATGGATTGGGCGATTTGGGCGATTGCTGTGGTGAACAAGTCAACCTTGGTGGAGCCAAGCGAGAAAGAACCGACCTTTTCATGTCCAAGCAGAATGAAGTCGGCGAGGACGGTCATCGCGATACGCTGGTCGTAGCGTGACACAACTTTGTCGGTGTCAAACTGACGTCCACCACCGGCAGACAGCAACGTCAACTTGTACAGTTCGCGTCCTTGGTCGTCGTAGGCGAGTGGGAAAACGATGCCTTCGTTCTCGTTTCGTTTGATGCCTCGGATGAGTTTCTCAATCCCTGCGCGCGCGGACGCTTCGGCTGGTGTCGCGTTTGATGAAAGCAACTGTGGCGGCACATACGCAACGGGCAAGCCTGCAAGGTCGCGTTCAATGCCGATGGCTTCAATTTCCTCGATTGTTTTCTTAAAGCGCCAAGGACGGTACGCGTTGCGAAGCAATGACCGTCCTTCGGGGTTGTTGCGAACTGACGAGGTGCGGAACAGGAGCGCTTTCTCAATTGGGATGGTGACAACGCCTCGACTGACTCCCGACGGATCCATCTGCTCCAGACCCTTGATGCCGCCTGTCTCGTCAAATATCCACTGCCATGTTGTTTCTTGGGCGCGGAGGGCAATCTTTCGCCAGCCGATTTTGCCGTCGGTGTAATTGGAGCGTTTGGTTGGGTCGCTGGTGTCCCATGTGACGCGCTTCTTGTAGACGATTTCGCAGAAGGCGTAGCCATACGTCAGGAACGACAGAATGGACGACAAAGTTGCGTCCCACGACTCGCTCATGTCGTTCATGCATTCTTCAACAAAGTCGGCGACTTCTTGGTCTTTGTCTTTGACGACGGCGTCGGGGTTTTCTTTGAATGGCTCCATGCGCCAGTCGATTTGCAGGATGAGTCGCTCGATGGCGAACAACATCGCCCCGATGACGGGGTCGTTGTCTGACATTTCGCGCCAGACCTTAGCGCCGCGCAAACCGCGCAGGTCGGCGATGAACTCGTCATTGATGAAGCCGCCGACGTGCTGTAAGCCAGACGTACCTATTTCTTGCAGGTCAGGCGTTTCAGCCATTGTTGCTTCTCCTTAAGACTTCCTCGTTGACGATGCATCCGATAGGGATGGCAAAGAACGAGTTGATTTGGGTTTGCCCGTCGATGTCGAGTGCAACGTCGGCGGACATGATGAGTTGTTTATGGTCGCGATAGATTTCCCAACCGACCGACTTTACTTCAGCGACGTACGGGTTCACATCGTCTAGAAGCGTCCATTCAACGGGGTAGTTGTGGGCGTCAAGCCAGCGCACAACGAGCAGGTTGCCGATTTCATTCGCCATTGAAGCCTCCTGTCAGGTGCAGAACGTTCGCGACCAATTTGAGTGCTTGGTCTTCGGTGAAGCCGCCACGCATCAATGTGACAAACACTTCGTGCAACCCTAGAACGCCTTCTAACAACGCGGTCATTTCGTATTCCTGTGGGTTTTCGTCGTCCATTTGTCCTCCGAGACGGGATGGGCAAAGTGTAGCCGACGTACTTGACCCGGCTGTGGTGGCGACGGGTTGAGTTGCGCGCTAGATGATGTCAAGCATCGTTTGGTTGAACAGGTCGGTGTTGGAGTCGGCGATGCGTTTCTGCGCAATCGCAACGTAATCGGGGTTGAGTTCGCAACCGAGGAATGAACGGTTGTGCCTCAAAGCAACAACACCAACGGTCGCTGAACCCATGAACGGATCGAGAACCGTGTCGCCGGGCTTCGTTGATGACAGCACGCATGGCTCCACTAACCCTTCGGGCATAACAGCGAAGTGTGCGCCTTTGAACCGTGCAGGAGGGATTGACCACACCGACCGTCTGTTTCGCCCTTTGGGGTTGACAAAGCGTTCTCCCATCTCCTCAACGTCGATGCCGCCACTGGATGTTTTCGCCGATGGGCGGTCTGTCTTGAGTCCTCGCTTCGCGCGCGCGAGCGACACTTCGGCGACAGGTTCAAAGATTGCTTCATTGTCAAAGTAGTAGCGCTGGCTTTTGGTGAGCATGAAAAGGTACTCGTGCGCTTTGGTGCATCGGTCTTTGACGGATTCGGGCATCACGTTGGGTTTGTGCCAAATGATGTCTTGGCGCAGGTACCAGCCATCGGCTTGCAGGGCGAACGCGAGTCGCCAAGGGATGCCGACGAGGTCTTTGGGTTTCAATCCGTCGGGGATGATGGCGGAGTGTTTGTGTTCCAGATGGCGTTCGTTGTGTTTCTTGCCGAGGTTGCCTGCGGTGCCTTTTCCGCTTCCTGAGTAGGAGTCGCCGATGTTGAGCCAGAACACACCGTCGGGTGTGAGGGCGCGTTTGACTTCGCGAAACACATCAACCAGCGATGCGACAAAGGCGTTAGGGTCTTGCTCCAACCCAATCTGGTCATCTTGCCCGTAGTCGCGCAGTCCCCAATACGGTGGGCTGGTGATGCACGCCTGAATCGAGTCGTCGGGGATTTCAGCGAGGCGTTGCCGAACATCTCCAAGGAGGACTTGTGCTTTGTTCATCGGGTTTCCAATCGGGTGAGTGACGCGAGGCGTCGTTGGGCGATGTCGACATATTGCTCGTTCAGTTCGCATCCTGCAAACATTCGTCCATTTCGGACGGCGACCAATCCGACGGTGCAAGCACCCATGAACGGGTCGAGGACGGTGTCGCCTTCACGGGTTGACGCGAGGACGCACGGCTCGACAAGGGCTTCTGGCATGACTGCGAAGTGGGCGTCGCGGAATGGTTTCACGGGGATTGACCAGACGTCGCGTTTGTTGCGGGTTCCGCTTTGTGACGTTGCGGGTTCCTTCATGGCGTCGCTGTCAAAGTAATACTTCGGGGACTTGGTGAGCATGAAGATGTGTTCGTGGGACTTGGTGCAACGGTCGGTGACCGATTCGGGGATGGGGTTCGGCTTCGCCCAGATGATGTCCTGCCTCAAGTACCAGCCGTCGTTGCGGAGCGCCAGCGCGACTTCCCAAGGGATGCCAATCAGGTCTTTCAGTTTGAGGGTGTCGTGTTTGGCGACGTTGCGGCGTCCGCGTTGACGGACGGCGGTGGCGTTGCCGGTGGTCATCGATGCTGATCCGCCGCCGAAGTTGTTGTAGTACGAGTCGCCGAGGTTCAGCCAAAGGACACCGTCGGGGCGCAGGACACGGTGAACCTCACGAAACACGTCAACCATCGTGGCGACGAAGTGTCGAGGGTCGGGTTCGGCACCGATTTGGTTTGGGGAGCCGTAATCCCTCAAACCCCAATACGGCGGCGAGGTCACGCAGGCTTGGATGGATGCGTCGGGGATGTCGAGGAGTCGTTCACGGACGTCGCCGAGGAGGACGTAGGCGTTCACGCGTCGACTTCCTCGACGGCTTCGGCGTTCTTGCGCAGGCGCGGTTTGCGGTGGACGGTGCGCACGCGGTCAATCTTGAAGGTGCGCCATTTCTCGTACTGCGTTTGTCCGCCCCACACGGTGACTTCGTCGGGGCGCAGGCTGTAGCGGAAGGTGAACCGTCCCGTTTCGCCCTTGATGCTGATTTCGGTGTTCGGGGTGACCGACCGTCCGTTGATGGTGATTTCGGTTTGGCTGACTCGCGTCACCGTTTCTGGTGGGGAGTCGTCGAGGTCTTCAGCCATCGCCTTGCCGAGCAGGTTCCCCAACTCGCGAAGGTAGGACGGTTGCTTCACTTTGGTTGGGTCGGGCTGACCGTGCTTTTCGCGGTGTCGCATCGCGCATCGGCGGGCAACGCCGCCGTTGGCAAGTCCGAGCCTCGCGGCTACTTCAACCCAAGTGAGTCCTTGGGATTGCAGGTCGGATGCCTGCTGGTCGCGTTGGGCGGTTGACATTGGTTTTCCTCCTTGGGAGGTCGGGATGACCTTTCAGGGCACTTTACCATAGTCGAGTATCACGGTTCAAATACCGAGTAAGCCAAAGCGGGCGCGGGTCGCAGGGGATTGGCTTCGGCTGGCTTGACTATGGTACAGTTCCCCGAACCTCATACCCGAAGGAGCCTTCTTGAGCAAGAAACGCAAACCCACTCGCCGCGAGTGGACACCATTCCAGCGTGCCGTTCCCACCCACAACGAACGTGCCCGCGCCATCGACCCCGCGGCTTACGACTCGATGCGCGCCGAGTTTGACACTGGCGACTGCGTCCTGTTCCACAATTCGCACTACCACGTCCATGTCCGCTACCTCAGCGGGGCTGGCAACCACGCAGGATGGCTTCACCTGTCCATTCGGCACAACGACCGACGTGCCGTTCGGGATTGGCGACAGTTCCAACGCATCAAGAACGAACTCGCTGGCGTGGAGCGCGAGGCTTTGGAGATTTACCCCGCCGAATCACGTCTTGTCGACGAAGCGAACTCCTACCACCTTTGGGTGATGCCCGAAGGAGAGAAAGTTCCCGTCGGCTGGAATGTCGGACGCATGGTGATGACGTCCGCCGAAGCCGCCGAAGCGGGTGCGCGCCAACGACCCACCCATGTGGCAATGTCTAACCCCAACCAACCCGAAGGAGACTCAACCCGATGAGAACCTGTCCACGATGCGGTCAAAACCGCATGACCAAACACCCCGCGCTGTCCCGCGTCGACAACCGCAGTCAGATTTGTTCTGAATGCGGTGTCGAGGAAGCGATGATGGACTTCGCGAAAATCCCACTGACCCCGAAAGACCGATGGGCAAAGAACGGTGGTGGCAACGATGAGTGACCAGCACACTTCCAGTCGCGGTGGCTACTTCCCGCTTGTCGTCGCCGATCCCGACGGGATGTTCGGTGGCGGCGAAATCCTCATCTCGGTGTTCGTTGAGATGACCGACGAAGGCATCAAGGTGTCCGCCAACCTCGCCCGCCGCGACGACTCATGGGAAACATGGTCGCGACCAGTCAAAGCCGAGGTGCGGTGATGCGCGACTACTACGAAGTCCTCATCGGATTCTTGGTTGGGTTGTTCGTTGCGGTGTGTGCCATCGCGATTTACAACGACATCCAATTTGAAGTCCAATGCGACAAGACGGTCGTTGAAGACCGATGGGGTCGCGAACGCTGTGTCACGGTTGTGGAGGAAGATTGATGGACAAATCACCGACGATTTTCTTTTCCTGCGATGTTGAGACAACCCACACTGACCCGCGCGAAGGCAGGCTGTTAACGCTTGCGCTTCAGCCGGTGCTGTGGGAAGCGGGGTCGGAGGCAAAAGTCCTGCACGACCATCAGTTCTACGTTCGCATCGACCAGACGGACTTCTACCACGAATGGTTTCAGACGTTGACGGATCCAACATCAACGCTGTCGTGGTGGCTGAAGCAAGACGAGCGTGTTCAGGATGAAGCGTTTCGGGATTTGAGCCGTGAAAGGTTGTCCCCGATTCAAGCCGCCTCGCAGTTAATCGACTTTGTTGAGGGTGTGTGCGCCGAACAGCGCGTGCCAATCCCCATCAAGCACCGAGTGTTCTGCGCGAACCCCGTCGTGTTTGACCACGCTTGGTTTGATGCGTTCTGGCATGGCACCGTCGCCAACCCTAAGCCGTTTCACTACCGCGCGCTGTGCTTGCGGTCGATGTATTTCGGACTCGCGGCACAACACGGATGGGACAGTTGGGGACGAACCCACGAAGCGGACTTGCCTCACCACGCATTATCCGACGCATGGGCGCAGGCACTTGACCTGAAAGACCTGCTTGACTCAACACTCCCAAAGAACGAAGCGAACCAAAATGGGTGAGGTAATTCAAATGTCAAACCACCTGCACGGCGTGTGGGGCTACCGCCATTGGAAATGTCGATGCGACGTGTGTTCCGCCGCGTACCAGACGCACATCATGAAACGGCGTAAGAACCCCGAACCGAGCGTTCTCATTGACCCCGAACCGTTGATTGCGTTCATTGAAAAGGAAGAACTCCGCATTTCAGGCTCGATGATGCAGAACTTTCGCCGGTGGCGCAGTCGCGGCGGAGTCGACATTTTCGTTGCCGACAAGATGTGCATCAAACGGGGTGCGCACCCGTCACAGGTGTACGGCGAGGATTGGTGGCATTTCGGTCACGAACAAATCCTCGCGAACGCCTAGAACGACCACAGGTTCGTTTGGTCGAGTCCGACAGGGTTCACCAATGGAACATCGCCAGCGCCCGGCGGGTCATACAGCGCCAAAAGGACTGCTTCGGCGCGGTCTGGGCTGTTGATGCCGCGACGCTTCATCTCGATTTTCGTTTCAATTTTGATGCGCCCTGACGAGTCGGACTTGTAAAGCGGTGCGGAAAGTTGCGCAAGCGTTCGCCGGTCAATGGACAATTTGACGTCTTGGGTGGGTTCAGCGCCTTCGGTGCGGACTTGGGGCTGGAACAGGGTGCGGGCGTTCCACCACATTTCGGAGCGCTGGTTGGAGAATTTGCCTGCGTCGCGCGCGCGTTCGGCGACATTGACGGGGACGATGGTCGATGAATGCATCTGTTCGTCCTTCCATCTTTGAAGGATTGACACGACACCCCAACCAACGCCGATGGTGTCAATTTTGACTTTGACGGGTTCACGGACGCGCCGTTCGCGGGCGTCGGCTTCGGCTTGGCGGATTTGCTCAAGGACAACACCTGCAACGTCGACCGCGTTTTGGTTGGACTGCCCTGATGAATGGTGGCGCATGGTGACTTCAAATCCGTCGGCGCGGGCGATGACAAACTCGTCTCCACCGTCGGCGGCTACGTCAACTCCGAGGCGGATTTCGGTGGATTGGATTGGGTTGTTGTTTTCTTGTGCCGCCTCAACCCATGAAAGCGGGATGACCTTGTTTGGCGCGGATCGTGGGAAACGGGCGTGGACACGGGCTTCAACGAAGGCGGACTCTTCGCCGAATTCGTTCAGTACGTCGCGCACCCATTCTTGGTCGACGAGGTGCGTTTTGATGGAATGGGGCAACACTTCGCGCGGGCAGGTTCGGCAAATGTCGACTTCCTCGCCGGTGAAGTTCGGCGTGTCAAACACCGAAATGGGGATGACGTTGTAGAGGTCGCTGTTGCAGATGCGTTCAAACCACGAATCCTCGACGTCCGTTGGCGGGTTGCCGATGGCAAGCAGTCGGGTGTGTCCGCCCGTCATAATCGCTTCCAGCGCGCGTCCAAGGGTGTGTGGGATGCCTCCTGCTTCGTCGACTACGACCAGCAGGTGCGGGGCGTGAATACCCTGCACGGATGTTTCATCGGTGTCTCGCGGTGAGAAGCCGTAGGCGACAAGTTCGGTGCCGATGCGCCATTCAATCTGGGTCGTTTCGCCGGGCAGGTTGTGGGTTTGTTGGAGTCGCCGCAACTGCGTCCACAGGATGTTTCGCACCTGTCTGAATGTTGTCGCTGTGGTGACCGCCATTGCTGTGCCGGGCGGGTGGACGGCAATCCACCATGCGACGGCGCGCGCGGCGAGGTGGGATTTGCCCGGCGCGTGGCAGGCGGGGACGACGGTTCGTTTGTTTTCGCGGAGGGACTCGAGTATCTCTCTTTGTCTCGACCAGAGGCTTTCGCCGAGTCCTTGGGTTACGAAGCCGACGGGGTCATCTTCGTATTTTGACCAAGGGTTGCTGATGCGTTGGTCGATGAGAAGGGCGACTGTGGCTCGCTCAACTTCGGTCAATGATGCGAGGACTTTGCGTCGTTCGCGTTCATCAAGCCGCAGGAGGCGGTCGAGGGAGTCAGTCGCCATACGCCTTATTTGCCGACAACCAGAACGTGTATCACTGCCGAACCCGCACCGCCGGAGGCGCACACGGCGTACAGTTTGTCGGTCGCATCAAACATTCCCGACAGGTTCAACGTTTCGTCGGCGTCCATGTGGTAGCCGAAGTTGGTGTTCGTGACTGTTGAGCCACCGATGAAAACAGCGACGTTGTTGTTCTTGTCGGTGTTCAGGATGATGGTGAGTCCATTCCGCTTCCCTGACGAGGTGATGCCTGTGAGTTCGGTTGGGGTGGTTGGGTTGACGGTGAATTGGTAATGCTCGACGGTCATTTCGGTGTTTCCTTGTCTAGGAGGGCTTTCAGTTTGGCGTCGAGGCTTTCAACGTCAACTTCAACTCGGACGGGTTGGCTGTCTGCGCCTGTTATCTCTAGGCGTTTCCTTCCCCAACGGTCAGGGTGAGAACGCTCAAGGTACCACGCGGACGCTTGCCATGTGCCGTCCTGTGCCGCCTTTTGAATGAGGGCAACCGCGCGGATTTCCGCTTCGGCGCGTGCTTGTTTTATTGCCGCGCAAAACGAGCGATAAGGCTCCTCGGCGTCGTCGGCTTCTCCTTTGGCAATCCATCGGCGAACTGTTGATGCGTCGACACCTGCGTAGGCGGATGCTGTTTCTAGCCAGTTGCCTGACTGGACGGCGCGCAGGATGCGGTTTTGGACTTCCTCGGTCAGTTTGGATGGGCGTCCCTGTTTGCGGGGTTGTGTTTTGCGGGTTGCCATTGGTGTTCCTTACTTCAGTTTGGTTGCGATGCGACCTGTGTGGTCTTCCCATCGTTTTACGATGACGTCGGCGAAGCGTGGGTCGAGTTCAATGATGCGTGCGACGCGTCCTGTGCGTTCGGCGGCAATAAGTGTCGTGCCGGAGCCGCCGAAGGGGTCGAGGATGATTTCTCCGATTTGGCTGGAGTTGTGGATGGCTTTCTCGACGAGTTCCACTGGCTTCATTGTGGGGTGCAGGTCGGATTTGCGGGGTTTGTCCACGAACCAGACGTCGCCTTGGGAGCGGTCGCCGTGCCATTTGTGTCCTGTTTTCTTGTTCCAGCCGTACAGGATTGGTTCGTATTGGCGGTGGTAGTCGGAACGTCCGAGGGTGAAGGTGTTCTTTGCCCAGATGATGAATGTTGACCAGTGTCCGCCGACGGCGATCCACGCGCGTTGGAGTGTGTGGAGTTCGCTGGACGACATGGCGATGTAGCACGCACCTTCGGTGTTGGTGACGATTTGTTGGCAGGCGTCGTGGAGGAATGCGTAGAAGTCGTCGCCGAGGTTGTCGTTCATGATTTGTTTCTTGGTGACGTTGTCGTTGGCGGATTTGTAGTTGACGTTGTACGGCGGGTCGGTGAAACACATCTGTGCTTTGACGCCTTGGAGGAGTTTGGCGTAAGTGTCGGGGTTGGTGGAGTCGCCGACGATGAGGCGGTGTTCGTCGAGTTGGTAAACGTCGCCAAGTTTGGATTTGGGTGTTTCTGGGGTTTCGGGGATGTCGTCGGGGTCTGTTTCGCCGATGGTCTTGTTTCGTTTGGCGTTGTCGGAGAGGAGTGTTTTGAGGTCTTTGGCGTTGAAGCCTGTCGCTTCAAACAAATCGGAGTCCACTTTGACTTCTTCTAGGAGTTCGGCGAGGAGGACGTTGTCGTATGTTCCGAGGTCGTGGGTGCGGTTGTCGGCGAGGGCGAACGCGCGTGCTGTTTTCGCGTCGTCGTCTGTGAACACGACAGCGATTTCTGTCCAGCCGAGTTGTTTCGCGGCGAGGAGTTGGTGGTTGCCTGCGATGACCATGCCTGTGGGTTTGCCGTTCTTGACGCCCTTTGTCTTGCGGGCGACGATTGGTTTGCGTTGTCCGAACGCTTTGTAGGACTTCGCGACTGCGTCGACGTCGCCTCGGCGGGCGTTCTTGTCGAGGGCTGTCAGGTTGTCAATGGGGACTTTGAGGCTGTCGAGGTCTTTTGCGATGTTGCTCATGGGTGGCTTTCTGTTTCGGTGGGGTTGGTGTAGAAACGCATCGCGAAAATGCAGATGTCGTCTCCGCTATCAAATTGCTGTGCTTCGGTGTCGCTGACGGGGACTCCGTTGTGGGTTTCGCACACGATGGGGCTAATCCAGCCTCGTCCGCGTCCGTATGTCAGCCATTCGGCGAGGGACAGGTTTGGTTTGCCGCAGACGCACTGGTACAGCAGTTGGTCGCATTTGTCGCATCGTTCAGTTAGCGCGGTGTCCATAAGCCGTTGCCTTGGGCGGTGTCGTTGATGGGGTCGAGTCGTTCTAGGGGTTCAAGGAAGGTGAACATCTCTTGTTGTTCTTCGTTGTCGACCAGCAGGGAGACGTGGGCGAACAGGGGCTTGCCGGGTTCGGCTTGGATGAGGATGCGCATCACTTTGTTTTGGTCGAGTTTGAGGATTCGGCAAAGTTCCTCGCCTGCGCCTGCGCCGTCGACTACGCGTTGTTCGGTCATTGTGGGTTCTCCGTTGTCCATGACCCGTCTGGTAAGCCGAGTCGGTGTGCGATGTTTGCGGGGATGTCTTGGTCGATTTGTTTCCCCAACCAGTCAGCGTACTCAAGTGGGGTTACTTTGAATGACCACTTGTCGACGATGCATTTGACGTCTTTGGTTGGGGCTGGTTTGTGTTCTTTGTCCCGTTTGATGTCGTTGAGTAGGTCGTCGAGGTCTTCGGGTGTGAAGCCTGTGCCGTCGAGTTCGGTGACGTTTGTGAGGAGTGCGAGGAGTGCGTCGTCGTCGTAGCCAGACAAATCGCTGGTTCGGTTGTCGATGAGGACGATGCGGGTTGCCTGTTCGTCGTCGACGTCAACCCATGCGACTGCGATGTTCTTCCAGCCGAGGTGTTTGGCGGCGCGCCATGTGTGGTTGCCGACGAGGATTTGGTTTGTTTCACGGCGCACGACGACGGGGCGGTACTGTCCGAGGTGTTTGAGGGATTCGCTGATGGCTCCGATGTCGCCTTCGCGGGCGTTGCCGTCAAAAGGGACGAGTGTTTTGATGGGGACTGTCTCGACTTGCGCGGTGACGTTTTCGGGTGCGTGTCGTTCTTTGGGGTTGGCTTTCACCGGATCGGGGAAACCAAGCAGGGAACGGAGCAGTTCGCTGGTTGCGCGTTTGTCGAGGTCGGCGAAACGGGAACGCCACACATCGAGCGGTTCGGAGTCAACCCACAGTTGGTGGGCGGAAATGCGGATGGTGGCTTTGGGTTTCGGGTCGGTGATGGGTTTCGGGTCGGGTTCGTCGGTGTCGCTGAACACGCCGTCGAGGGTGTCAAGGTCGATTTGAGTGAACCCTGTCCCGTCGAGGTCGGGAAGCGAATGAAGCAGGGAAGCGAGCGCGTTGTCGTCGTAGGACGCCAAGTCGGATGTTCGGTTGTCGGCGAGAAGGATGCGTTCGGCGGTGGCGTCGTCAACGTCGAGGTAGGTGACTGCGACGTTTTCCCATCCGAGTTGCTTTGCGGCGAGGAAAGTGTGGTTGCCCGCGAGGATAAACCCTGTAGAGCGTTGAACGACAATCGGACGGTACTGTCCGTGATGTTGCAGGCTTTCAGCGATGAGTGTTGTGTTGCCGCGTCGCGGGTTGCGCGGGTGTGGTCGCAGTTTGGCGACGGGTGCGTTCACGGTGGTCACTAGGACACGGTCGGACATGATTTCTCCTTGACTACGGTTGAGGCTATCAGGTTGCTTTGTGGAGCGCCATCCACGCTTCCAACTCGCCTGTGTGGGTGGAGATGGTTTGGTCGTCTTTGACCACGCGGAACATTTGCGGGTCATTGACGTTTTGCTCGAGTCGGAACTGTCCTCGTGAAGCGATGCCGGGGCGGTTGACAACGATTGTCCAATTCTGGTCGGTCACGGCGTACCGCCTTTCGGGGAGTGGCGCGACCATGCGTCGCCGTTCGGATGGTGTTGTGCCGCCACGAACTCCGTCGTCGCCGTTTTCTAGGGCGTCGCGTAGGCAGGTTGCTTTGACGGGGCATGACCGGCAGATGGTTTTGGCGCGGGCTTCGCGTTTTCTGCGTTCGGCGAGTGTTTCTGTTACGGGGTACGAAGGGGCGAAGAAAAGGTCAAAGCCGATGCCTCGACAGTTTGCGGTGTCCCACCAGTCTGGTTTGTTCATGATGCTCGGTTCGCTAGTCGGACGAGGAGTTCGCCGAGGATGCTGTCGTCTTGGTTGGGGTCTGGGGCTGTGCCGTCGGTGATGGCGTTGACGATTTGGCGTTTGCTTTGGATGAGTTCGTAGATGTCTTCATCGACTGTTTCGTTACACAACGCGGTGTAGACGGTGACGCTGTCGGTTTGTCCGATCCGGTGGCATCTGTCGGAGGCTTGGTCTTGGTCGGCGGGATTCCAGCCTTGTTCAATGAAAAGAACATCAGATGCCGCCGTGAGGGTGATACCAACTCCTGCGGCTTTGATGGAGCAAGAGATGACTTGTTGGGTGTCGTCGTTTTGGAATTTGTCGATGCAGGCTTGTTTCTCGTCGTCGGGCATTCCGCCTTGTATGCGGCAACCGTCGCCGTAGGCTTCTGCGACCCATTGGACGATGTTGCGGTGCCAGCCGAACACGACGACTTTCTTGCCGGTGGCAGTGAAGTCAGCGAGCCATTGGTCGATGGCGTGTCGTTTTGCCTCGACTGCGATTTGTTTGAGGGTGGTGACTGCGACGAGGTGTTGTGCGGATTGGGCGCGGAGTGCTTTCTCGCCTGCCGCTTTGCGGGCTGACTCGGTGTCGAGTCCCGACGCGATGGCGGCGTCTTGGACGATTTGGGCGAGGTAGCGGACGATGTCTTCCTCGGCTTTTCGGTACTTCCGCATGATTGCCGGGTCGCCTTCAATGAGGAGTTGGGCGTACCGCTTCGGCGGCAACTCCTTTAGGACGTCGTCTTTCCTTCGGCGAACGAAGCATCTGGCGCGAAGTTGACGGTTGAGGAGTGGTCGGCTTTCGGGTGCTTTGTAGTTCATTTTGAAGCCGCGCGCGCCGCCGAACTCGTTCAGTCTGCCGATGATGCGGAGTTGGGAGACAAGTTCGCCGACCCTGTTGAGGACGGGTGTGCCGGTGAGTGCGATGACGTAGCCGCCGTTGTCGCGGGCGCGGTCGGCAAGTGCAACTGCCGATTGTGTTCGGCGGGCTTGTCCATTCTTGGCGAGGTGCGCCTCGTCAAAGACGACAGCGAATGGTGACAGTCGTGGTTCCCATGCGTGGAGTGTGTCCCATCCGACGATGGTGATGTCGGCTTGTTTTGGATCGCCTTTGGTGCCGTAGGCGATGTCGATGGTGCGGTGTGGGAGCCAGTTGCGGATTTCGCGTTGCCAGTTGAGACGCACCGAGGTTGGGGCTACAACGATGGCGGGGTACGCGTTTGATGCTTCCAGAATGGCGAGGGCTTGGACTGTTTTGCCGAGTCCTTGCTCGTCTGCGATGAGGACGCCTGTCACGGCGGGAACTCTAACGGGGTTTGTGAAGTGCGGTCAAGCATTTATTTGTTCCTTTGCCATGTGCCGTCGGGTTGCTGTTCGTAGCCCAATGACTCCAAAGCGTAGACAACGCCTGCGCGTTGAAATGGGAGCAACACGCCGTTGAGGTTTGGGATGTTCAGTTCAGCGTCGACAGCGCGTGACTTTTCAATGCGGGCGAGTTGTTTCTGCGCTTCAACGAAGATGTCGGCGACTGCGTCATTTGTGACGGAGTTCGTTGCTTCGGCGAACAATGCAAGGTCGATGGACGCTGACCTGTTGACTCGCCAGCAACCCATCAGCCTGTCAAACGAGGCGGTGGGTAGGTCTTGGATCCGTTGGGTGAGGTCGCGGTCGTAGGGGAAGCGAATAACGAAGCCGTGCTGGTCAATGCTGATGTCTGGCTCGATGACGGGGTCGGAGTCGGGGACTTGGTTGATGGCGGTCATGTCGATGCCGAATTTGTCGCAGAACTCGCGAACAAGGCGGACGGACGAAATTGGGACTAACCAGACTTTGTCTTCGGGACTCCACCGGCGACCGTTGATTTCTTTGATGGCGCGCACAGCGTCGGGGTCGTAGGGGAATTTGATGAGGAACCTGTGCGCCTTTTGGGTGATGGTTCCGCCGACAGGCGACGTGCGGGCTTCTGGGGCTTCATCGGCGCGAAATGCGGTGGTTGCCATGTGGGAGGCTTCAAAGGCGTGTGTGGCGCACACGGCGCGCACCTGCAGGGCGCTGGAGAACGGGGCGTTCCATGTCTTTGAGTCGGGGTCAAAGCGCCGACCGTCGATTTCCTTGACGGCGGCTACGAGGGCGGGGTCGTAGGGGAACACCAAAACAAAGCGTCCGTCGGTGAAGTCCACCACGCGCGCCGTTGTTGTTTTCAATCGATGCGAACAATCTGCTCTTTGTAGACGCGGACTTTGACAGGTGCCGCCACAAGGGGTGTGGGCGAAGGGGCGAGGGTGATGGTCATGTCGTCGATGTGTTCCAGCGCGCCTTCAATGCGTCGTATTTTCGTGCCGAGCGCGACGTAGGCGATGTAGAAGCATCCGATGGTGAGTTCGTTCAACATCAGCGTCCCTTGTCGTTTTGGTCGAGTCCCCAATTGACCTCGATGTGCGAAGCCGTGTACAAGGCTAACCCAAGGAACAGCACCGCTCCGAGCGGGCTTGGCATTGGGGCGAAGCCCTCGAGTCCACCGATGCAGGCGACTGCGCACAGCGCCCAGACGCAGGCGAGGATTGTTTTGGCGCGGTTCCATCGGTAGCGGTTCGCGACGTGAACGTTGAGAATGAAGTCGCGTATTTTGGTGCGGTCGTCGTACATGGCTAGACCTGCCTCGTGTCGTACGCTTCGCCTTGGACGAAGGTGACTGCGCTGGTTGATTCGCCGTCGGGCAGTTGGACTCCCTCGATGTTGTTGTACCAACCGCCGTCGTCGCCGACGACGACCTGCGTTTCGGGTGGGAGTGTTTTGAGCCAACGCATCAGTTGACCGACCGTGAGGATGCCACGTTCGGAACTTCGCCAGTCGGGTGTGATGTGAACCATGTCGAGTGGTTCGTTGTCGGGTGTGAGGTGTTTCATGCTTTTCTGCTTTCTAACCATGTGGCTGTTTCGTAGACGTCGACCAACGCGAACGCTGTCGACGCGGCGTGGATCCATTCGCTGAAGGGTGGACACTCGACGCCGTCAATCGTGATGTTTGGGTACTCGATGTATTCGCCCGTCAGCGTGTTTGTGGTGAGAACGTGGTAGCCGCCACGTTCGTCGTTGAACTCGATGGTGACCGAGAACGTTTGCTGGTCGTTTTCCCAAATCTTGTATGGGGTTTCGCGTGGCATCTCTTCGTCGTCGTTGGTGAGGTAAGGCATCGCGGTTCTCCTAGCGTGCTTCGGTTGTTGTTGGGCGTTGCGCATCTGCTTGTTCCTGCAACAGTCGTGCGTTGCGTTCTTCGTGAGCGAGTGCGGTGGGGTGGACGCTTCCATCGGCAGTTGGCTTGCACGTTTTGCTGTGCCAATCGCGTGGGTCGTAGAGGTAGTTGACGCCGTGCTGTCGACCGCCTCGTCCGTAGCGAAAACTGTAGTGCTTCACGTTGGCGAGGAACTTTGAGCCTGACTTGCTGTCCGCCCACACCACTTCGCCACCGCATTTCTTGCATACGAAGATGTGTTTCTTCTGCGCCGTCTTCGGCAGTTCGTAGTAGGCGTTCAACTTGACGCGCTTCAAGTAGTGCGTTGCGTTGCAGGGCTTCAAATGGAATGCCTCGCGCGGTGCGTTCCACAGAATCGGAACTAGGTCGGGATGGTTGCTCATGTGTTTCTCCTTGGTCGGTTTGGTTAGTGGCTGTTGCGCAGGCGCTTGACCTGCTTCTTGATGTCTTTGATGACTTGGGCATCCATGTCGCTTCCGAGGTCAAAGCCGAAGGACTCGACTCGGTCAAGGAAGGCGTGCCAGTCGATGCGGGGTTCGTCCTCCCACCAGCCTTCGTAGACGAGTTCCACGATGTCGGCTAGTTGAGGGGTGACCTCGGTGACTTTGATGTAGGTGGTTTCCATGCGGGCGACTTTACCTTGGTCAAGTTCCATCAGTCAAACATCACAAGGGTGCGGGTGTGGAGAACCCCGTCGGCGTCCCGCCAAAAGGCGTGCCAGACGGACTTCCCGATGCGCCTTGGCTCGACGGGCATGAGGTTGGCACCCCGCAGGGCGTCCGCCAGTGGCGGCAACTTCCGCTCGGCGCACCGCATGGCGAGGTCGCGGGATTTGTGAGAATGCCCGCAGTCCACGTTTGTTCGTTTGCCGTTGATGACCAGCGCGGCGCGGTAGACCGACCGCGACGAGAACGTCGGCGCGTAGACCGTTGTTGCCTCGATGGTGTTCATTGGGGTTCCTTTCCTGTTTCAGCCGCCACGCAGTCGGGGCAGACGTGCATCCCGTCGACTCGCTTCCAGCCTTGAGCCTTTGCCTCGTTCCACACTTCGCGACGCGACGGATCGCAGTGGTCGCCGATGTTGGTGCAAACGTCGCAGAACACAAACATTGATGTGACCCACATTGTTAGTCCTCCCAATTCTCAACGTCGAGTTCAAAGTCGCGTGCTTTGATGGCACAGCCAATCAGCGCATCGTGGGCGATGTCCTTTGCCTGTTGCTCGTCGACTGCGTCAACAAACAGGGTCGAGAAAATCGCAACCTTGTAGTGCTTCTTGGGGACTGTGTCCGTGTCGGGTGTTTCCATTTCGCTTCTCCTTTGTTATGCGATTGTTGTTTCAGGCTGTGGCGGGGTAATACTTGCCGGTGCCACCGCACTGGTAGCAAGTCCATCCAGTCATCTGCCATTTGTCTGCGCCACCTGCGCCACCGCATCGGTTGCAGGTGTTCGTTTTCTTGCAGTCGTCGAGAACCTTCGCGCTTTCCTTGCGTCGGATTCGCTTGTCGAGTTCAACGCGAACGTCGCGCGCCTGCTCCCAAGTCAGGTCGGCAACGTCGACCGATGTGCCGGTGACCTTGGCGATGACTTGAGCGAGCGACCGTACCTTGGCGGTGGCGGCGAGTTGCTGAAGTTCGCCGCCGACCAACGTTGCGCGCATCCGTTCGCGCGCGATGACCGTGTTGCGATGTCGCCTTTGGAGTTCAAACTCTCCTGCTTCGTCCGCCGAAGCAAAGTTCGTGCCGAAGGTGCGATTGAAGGTGCGAAGGCAATGCCACACGGTTTCCATGCCAGCCTCGACTCCGATTTCCTCGGAGCAGGTGGTTGAGCCGTACGAGTAAAAGCCCTTCTGGGCGTCGACGGTGAAGTCGCAGTGTTTGCAGTTGCCTTGGTAGCGGTTCGGGTAAGCCACTGTGTTCCTCTTTTCGGTTAGCGGTTGACGCGGATGTAGGGGATGCGGTTCGGGTCGTTGATGATTTGGGCATCAAAGCCTGCGCGACGCAGTTCATAGGCGTAGGAGGAAAGGCGCTCGCCAATGTCGACTTGGTAGAACGAAGTGCTGTCCTTGATGTGCCAAACGATGATTGGCTGTCCCGCTTTCGCGTTGCTGACTTTCCAACCTGCGTTGTCGTGGCGGTAGCCGCGGATGCACGTCGAGGTGCTGGTGTGCTTTGACCAGCCCGACTTCACGAGAACGTCGTAGACGCCCTTGCGGGTCGTCTTGCGCGCGGCGCGGGAAGGGGCTGGTGCCTGTGGGTCGTGGGTAAATGCCATAGCGCCATTTTGCCCGCACAACTCGACCTAGGTCAAGCCAATAGGGGCAATTTGGCAGAATTAGCCAATTTCTAGGGTTTCGCCCAAAATGTCCACTTCGTGCTGTGTGGCGCGCCGTATGACGGGGCTGTCCAAGGTCGAGAGGGACTGCCCGCGCAGGAACCAGCCTCGGCTGTGGGCGATTCTGTGGGCATCAGCGCGAGTTGCGGCAATAACGAGGGCTTTGCCCGCAATATTCCAGACATACGCCGTTACAGCGCCGTACGGCTCGGTTTGGTCGGTCATTTCATCCATCGGAGTTCTCCTTCGGGTCGGGGTGCTTGCGCAGGTCGGCGAACAGCGCCTGATCCGTCACGGAGCAGGCTTCGGCAATCTGTTTATACGGGACGCTGTGGCGGCGGAGTTCGCGGATGATGCTTCGGCGTTGGACGCCGATTGCCGCGACTGCCTGTTGATGTTCGCGCATCATTTCGGTGAGCGCCTTTGCGGTGTTCAGGTCGATGGTGGGGTCGTACTCAGGAGTCGGGGTGTTCATTCCGCCAACTATAGCGCGGTCGCTATACCGTCGTCTACTCCTCGACGTCTTTCTGTGCGTTGCGCAACCGTTCAAGGTTCGCCTCGGTTGGGTGTGCCATCCACAAAGTGACTGCCTCGTACAACGCCTCAAGCGATGCGCGTCGGCGTCCCGCTTTCGTTGTGGCTGGCGAGTCGGCGCGTTCGTTCGGAAAGAAACTGCCCACATACCGGCGGTGGACGTAGGGCTGGCATCCGTTGCGCGGTTTGTCAACAAGGGCGAAAACAAGTCCCGCTTTGTGGAGTGTCGACAAAGCGCCCGAAGCCTGACCGTGATGCAGGTTGAGTTTGTTGCCAACTTCGTGCCACGTCATTCCGCGTTCTCCAGCCTCAATCAAAAGGTCAAGGATTGCTTTCTGACGTTTGGATGTTGTGCCTTTGTCGTCCTCGCGAACAGCGCGGGCAACGGACGTCGGGGATTGCTCGACGCTTGGTGCGGGAAGGCGACGGTAATACGCGTCGTCTTGGGTGAATAGGTCGGGTTGGTTCATGTGTCCTCCATTCGGGTCACGGGGACTTTACGATGGTCAAGCAGGGAGTTCAACGACCCTAACGATGATGAAGTCAGCCTTGGCGCGGGTCGGGGCGTGGTACGTCACCGCCTTGACGTAGCGCGGATCGTCGTCAGGGATGACCTTCGCGTCGACGAGTCCGTCAATGATTGCTTTGACTGTGGGGTGGCAGGCGTCGGCGTCTTGCAGTCGTCCTTTGAGGTGAGGGTGGCTGTGGATGTGGACAGCGCGCAGGGGTGGGATGGATTTCCTCTTTGCCGCCACCGCGGCTAGGAAGCGCCATTCTTTGACGTGCCGTGCGCGTTCGTGGAAGTGCATCCTGCGTTCGGCGTTGATGGTGAACGGGCGTCGCGGGAACCTCAGCGACCATTCAGTCGTCACTGATGCACCTGTACCGCTCAAACGTCTCGCTTGCCAAGTCAAGCAGAACATCGGTGCCTTCAACGCGGTGCTTCAAATCCCAATCGTTACTGTTGTCGCCGACAATGCTGACGAGCGCATTGCCTACTTCGTCCAAGGCGGACTCGAGTTGCTCGATGCGTTCAAACAAATCGACCATGATTGGCGTCCAATCCTCAACGTTCATGTTGGCGCGGTGCTTCTCGATGCGTCGTTGTAGGGCGCACGAACAGTCATTGTCGTGGAGTGCGTGAGTCACAGCGCGTCGCATTTCCACAAAGTCAGCCATCCGTCGACTCGACGTACTCGACAAGCATGATGCCGTTTGAGGTCAGCGCCGGTGGAATGATTGAATGCCCAACACGCACTTTGGTGCGTCCAATTTTGCCGAGGAACCCCGCGAGCGCCTTTTCGTTGCGGTCGAGGGTCGTGATGTGTTGTTCAATCTTGTCAAGCAGTATCCACATTTCAGCGTTGTCGATGCGTTCTCCTCTGGTGCAGGACAACTGCGCTTCGGTTATTTCCTGCAAAAGTTGAGCGGTGAGTGGGTTAGTCATTTTCGTTTCCTTGTTCGGGTCGGTGAAGTAGGTGTCCCCGCGAGTAGGAACGCGCAGGGTTGGCGTGGATTTGTTCGTGGCAGTGCCAGCAAACGGACAGCAGGTTTTGCGGTGTTTCTGTTCCTCCTTGTGAACGCATCAGTCGATGGTGCAGATGGTCTGACGTGACGGTGCAACCTTGGAGTTTGGCTTCGCATTTGCCGCCACAGCGTTTGTGGATGATTTTCTTGACCTCATTGGACGCCTGCTTTGACCGTTTCGCTTTCAAGGGTGTCCGTTTCAATTGCGAGGTTCCGCGTTTGAGTGGCGTTCTGCGCAAGGGTGCGCTTCGTTTCATTGTTGCATCCTACTTCTTTGGCTCCTTTGGAAAGGATGGTGGCACGTTCGTGCTTCTCAACTGCGGATTGGTACAAACGCAGAAAGTGTGCGCGCAAGGTGTCGGGTTGCTCGGACATTCGGAAGCGGTACAAACCGCCGAGCGACTGCACAACTTCGTCGACAATCGGGTGCGACCACTTCTCAATGGGTTGTTGACGCGACTGCCGTTGCATCTGCTCCAACACCTCGTTCAAAGCGTCAGTTGCGTCTGGCGGCAACGAACCGCCTAAACGGGCGACTTCTTTGCGGATACTTGCGGGACTTGGGAAACGCTCCTCAAGCGCAGTCAGCCTTCGCACAGCCCTGCGTGTCGTCTCACAGTCGAGGTCGGCGAGCAGGTCGGCGTAGACAGCGACGGTTTCTTTGGAAAGGTTGATGTAGGGGTAGGCGGAAGCCATGTACGCCATCACCTCGGAAACCTCAATCGGTGTCATTTCAACTCCTGAATGAACTCGCGAATGCCAGCGAACCCGCGTGGCGACCCGTTTTGCTTCTTGAGGCTTTGCGCATACGACGCTGGCAGGTTGCCGTGACCGGATCGTGCGCAGTCTTGAGCGCAGGAGATGAGTACCTCGATGCTTTTGCCTTCGGTCAGCATTCGTTTGGCGTCGCGACCGATGCGGGCGATGAGTTGTTTGTCGGGCGCTTCACGGTACAACTCCGTAAACAGGTCGACGAACGCTTTCACAACGTGCGCGCCGTTTGGCGCGGGAATAGTTTCTTTCATTTCTTTATGTTTCTTAGTAGTAGTAGAACTTGCGGTTTCGCGTTTTGGATTTTGCGGTTTCGCAAGTTGAGAGTTTGCGAATTCGCCATTTCCATTTTGCGTTTCCGCCAAATGGTCGAGCAGGTCGTAATCGATGCGCCACCACGTTCTGCGCTGAAACGCTTCGGGGTTTGCGGTCACCAAGATGCCTTTGTCCTTGAGTCGTTTTGCGGTTCGCGTGACAGCGTCGCTCGACAATCCGATGGCTGTTGACAGGTCTTTGGCAGTCGCCGGAACCCAACGCGCACCGTCGTGTTCTTTTCCGCCCATCTGCAGTTGGTAGTGGATTTCCTGCAACACTGCCGCGTCTGCAACACCGCCGAGTAAACGCACCAGCGATGGAAAGACTGCAACAAATCGTTCGTTCAGGAGTAGGGATGTGTTCATGTGCCTCCACAGGTCGGTTCGCGAAAGTTACCACTCCGCGTGTGGATTGTTCGTAGTAACGAAGGTCTGATAGTTTGTGCATGGCAGTTCGGTCGGGTAGGAACTGTCCGAGGTATGCTCATGCCTCGCTTGCGCAGAGACCGATGGGATAAACGAACATAAATCCCATCGGTCTGCGCACTGAAGTTAAAACGCTTCTTCGTTGTTCATCAGCGCGAGTTCTTCATCGCTCGCACCGTTCTCAACCAGCGACACGTCTTGGATGAGGGCTTTCGCTGTTTCCAGCGAACTGTCCGTCAACAACTCGACCTTCGGCAATCCAGCGTTCTTCCACCAATCCTTGAGGATGTCGCGCTGGAACGGCTCAAGGTTGGCGATGGTTTGCTTCAGGTTGTCGCCCACGTTGCGACTGACCATCGCTTCGCCACTCTTCAACCAACCAAGGAATGTCTCCGCCGAAGCGAGCGTGTCCGAAGGCGTGAACACCTTGTCAGCGAACTCCGCGAATCGACTCTTGGCGACGTGCGCGCGATGCGTGTTCGCTTCAATTTCCAGCATCATCGTGAACTCAAACTCGATGTCGGATCGCTGTTGCGGTGCCAAGCCAATCTTGCGCGGTGTTACTTTGCCTCGTTCGTCGGGTTCCATCACCCATTCTGTTTTGGCACGCATCGTTGCCATGAGGTGACCGTCAAAGCCAAGTAGGGCGTCAACCATTCGCTGTTGAATTGGTGTGCCAACTTGCCAAGCCGCGTGGCTGTTGCCTTTGAACCGCGCTGATGCTTGGTCGACAATCTCAAGAACTCCGCCTTGCCCGCTCCAAAAGTGGGTAAGTGAGTCGACAACAACAACCCCGTAGCCAGCATCGGTGGCGGCGGAAAGTGCCTCGATAAGTCGGTCTGGGTGGTAAGGCGGGCGCATCTCCAAAACATCAAACTTGAATTGGTCGGCGTAAAGGCTCGCCGATCCGCGTTCGGTGTCGATGACTGCGATGGACTTGCCTTCGGCTAAAGCCTGCGCCCAAGTCAAAGCCCAGAATGTTTTCCCTGAACCCGAAGCGCCTGAAAAGGCAACTCGCGCTCTGGCTTGTTGTTTTGATGCTGGCTGGAATAAATGCTTGCTCATTTTGGTTTCTCCTTAAAGTGTCGGGCTGACTGAGACTGTGAAAGCAACGTTGTCGACTGTTACGCCGGGCAACACTTCGCCTTCGTCGGTGATGACTCTTCCATCTTTGACGCGTTCCGCGAATGCATCCTTCAAAGCGGAAAGCGAAGGTTCCTCTTTGACTTTGATGAGTTCGGGGAAGTTGTCGCGCAACCAAGGAAGCAGGATTTCGCCGTTGATGTTCCATTTGTCGGAACCCGCGCGGGTTGCTACCTTGCCGTGCGGAAGGTTGATGCTTTTGCGGTCGGCTTCGTGGCGTTGGCGCAGACCGTAGTCCTTGAGGATTGCTTCAAAGAACGAAGCGTTTGTCTCCAATGGTCGGTTGACGGTTTCAACCCAATCACGCACTCGTTGTATTTCAACTTCGGCGATGTCTTCGGTTTCCTTTTGCTTCGCGCGAATGGCGGCAAGTTTGCGCATTGCCCACGTTGCCATTGAGTCGTCCTCAATGCGGAACGCGACGCGTTTGTTTTCGTCCTCCAGAACTGCATCCAGTTCGTGAGGTATTTCGGGTGGGGCTGTGATGTTGCTCATGTTTCTCCTTGGTCGGGTAAGGAAGGATTACACCAGAAGGGTGTTACAAGTCTGGGAATCCTCGGTAGGTAGCCAACTCGCCGGGTTCGGACGGGTCGATGACAATGAACACTTGATGGTCAATGACGACTGACTCGCCGGGAAAGCCGTGCATCCAAACTCGACAGCATGGGCATGGAAACGACTCAACGGTCGGATCGCCATACGCGTCGCGGATTGGAAGTAGGCGTTCGCCGGTGCCGAGGCACGACGGGCATTGTTCATCTTCGCTCATTGGCGGACAAACTAAACTGCGGTGAAGCGTCAGTCAAGCCTTGTGGAACGAAATGTTTTACCGCGCCACGTCGCTTCGCCTTCGTGGATGCGAATCAACTCGGTGTCCCATTTACCTGACGTCTTGTCAATGGTGACAATCATCATCCCTTGTTGCCATGACTCCCAACGCACCAAAGGACGTCCTCGTTCATCGTGTCCGTTCTTGGTTGATGGGACAGCGCCGTCAACTCGACAAAGGCAACCCGGCGAGACAGCCATCACGGTTTCTGGACGTCCGTTGACTTCGTATGTTTCGTAGTGCAACGCCTGACGGTGAATGTGTCCCTGCACGATTGACTGGCGTTCTGTTTTGGCGACCTTTGGGATGTCGAGTTTCTCGCCGTGAATGGCGTAGAAAGGAGTCAGTCCAGCCTCTGGGCAGGCGTCGGCAATCTTGAAACGTCCTGCGGGGTAGCCTCCGATGTATTCCACTTCCAACTCGTCAAGGCGGAGCAGGAATGGAACGGACAGCACAGCCCATTCTTTAGGCGCTTCGGCGCGCCGAAGGCGAAGTGCCGCCATTGCGTTCTTGGCGATGGCTTTGCCAAGTCGGTCGTCGTGGTTGCCAGCAATCAAGACAATCTTGGCGTCTGGCGCGATGGCACGTTGCGAAGCGAGGAAGCGGTGCGCGCGGTCGAGGGTCGGTTGGGTGGTCATCACGAACTCAGGCAACACCAGAAACTTGGACGACCATTCAGGAAGGTCAAGGAAGTCGCCGAGGTTCACAATGGTGTCAGGGCGCGCGTGGCGCGTGATTTGCAGGGCGACGTCCATCGCGTCCTCGTCGTGGCAGGCAATCATCTCGCCGTCCGACAACCGAAGGTAGCCAATTTGCGGATCGGGCAAAATTACGACTGTGTCCAGATTTGTTGTCTTTGGCGTCGACTTGATGGGCTTGATGGTGGTCGGAGCCGCCTGCTGGACAACGGGGTACTCAGGTTCCCCTGCCCATTCTGGCGAAAGAACGATGCCCGCCATGTCGACGAGTTGCGGGTTTCCTTCGTTGTCTTTGAGGAAGCCTTGCCAAACGTTTATCTTTTCAACTCGCCCAATTTCGTCGGGGTTGATGCCAGACCGTTCTAGAAGGTCGACAAGTTTGCCGAGCCTGTCGCGCGCTGTTCCGATGTTGCCTTGTGCTAATGCGTCATCAATACCCACAACGGCACCTCCTTGCGATGTGGTTGCTGAGAGTTGCGAGAGCGATTGTGAAGCCGTGTTCCCGCAGGACACGCGCAAGCCACGAAGCGGTAATTCCCTGCGGACTTGTTGTCGGGGCAAAATCCCGACGGCGGCGAATGTCCTCGATGCGTTCGTCGATTAACTTGCGCGTTGTTTCATCCACCTGCATACGAATGCGGTGAACGGTGCAGTTCCCTTGGTCGTCTGGGTGACTAAGAAGCGCGTCGGCGAGGCTTACGTTTGGTTTCGTCGACGGCTTTGACGACTTTGGCTTTCGGGTTGGTGCCACTTGATGTTTCCTTCGTTCGTGGACTCGGCTCGTGAGCCGACGCTCCAAGAAGTTTATGCTCCTCAAAGTCGCTACGCAGTTCGGATACGTCAATCCGCATCTCGCGCACGTCCTGTCGTGTTTCGCGTGTGGTCAACTCGATGTCTCGGATGAGCGCCAATGTTGCACCATGTTGCGATGTGTTTTCCTCGCGGAAATCTTTATGTTCGCGTCGCGCCTTCGCGGCAAGAACACCAGAAACTGACGCCCCAATCGCTCCCAACGCGGAAATAACCGCGACAACAATTGAAATGACGCCAGAGTCAGTCATGAGTTATCCTTGAGCCTTCTTTGCCTCGTAGTCGAGAACAGCCTGTGGGAGTTTGTCGCCGGTGAAGTAGCGAATATGCCATGCTTCGGCTTGCGCGCCTTCTTTGATTTCCCAAGAAAAGCCGTACTTCAGCGCGTTCTTCATCAACCACTCCAAGCCTGACTTGAAGCCGCCCTTGCCGTCTGGGTCAGACGTGATGGGGATTGTTTTCTTGTTGACGATGACGGCGGCGTCGATGGCAAGTCCCCATCCGTGATTGGATGTGCCGGGGCTTCCTGCGGGTGCCATGCCCTTCTTTAGCATCCAGACTTCGTTCTTGTATTTGCGGGTAATTTTGCGCGGATCACCTGAGTCGCCTTTGACGTAGCGTTGTTTGAACAGGCTCAACTGTTGTTCAAAGGGGCGGTACGCGCCGACGTGTCCAAGCAGTACGCCTTCAACATTGGCGTCGTGTCGCATCGCTCTCCACGCGCGCGCGGCGAGATGATGCATTTGACCGTTGGGCTTGATGTCCACGAGAAGGTTTGCGGGGAGTTTGCCGTTCTCGATGCCTTTGAGGTCTTTCGGCAAGACGACGGGCTTCACGGGGTACTGCATTGTTGCCTCTCTGGGGTTGAATACGTCAGCGTAGTCTAGGCAAACCCTATCACAACCCCGCTCAACACTTATTCGTCGTCGACGCCGACGTTAAACGCAATCGCGATGACGTTAACGATGAGAGTGGCAACGCTGATGTAGATGGCTTTGTTCAGCGTTTCACCTGAAAGCGTGATGAGAACGAGTCCCGTTCCTGACGCCCAAAGCAAAAGTGATGTGATGGAACCTGCGTACTTGCGCATTAGTTTCTCCTTGAAATGATGGTTGGGGCAATGAAAGCAACCGTTGTGATTGCGATGAGCGCACGTCGTTGTTCAACGGGGATGACGGATCCAAGCGGGATGTAATTGTCTGTTTTCCCGCCGAACACGTTTATTTCCTCCTCAAATGCCTCGCGCACCTCGGTCGGGGCTTCTTGAACAGCCTCGACAAGCGCAGACGCTTCAGCGTCCGTTAAGTCGTCAACCACAACAGCATTAAAGATGTCTTGAGCCTGTTCGCTGGTTGCGTTTTCTAAGACTTCAGGTGTTGTCGCCAACTCAAATGCCTGCTCCTCGGTGACGTCAGACTCCAACAAAGCAGTCAGCGTCTCCTGAACCTGTTCGGCGGACGCATTTTCCAGCATCGCAACCAAAGCGTCAAACTTCTCCTCCACCGGCTCCGCAGGTGGGGCTGGTGGTACAGTCGTCGTCGTGCTTGATGAAGTTGAAGAACTACTGCTTGTTGTCGTCGCCAGCGTTGCCGTTGTTGTGGGCATACTGCTACTTGTTTCGGGCTGGTAAAGGGTCGTCGATGTCGTCTCAACAACCGTCGGTGCGGGCGCTTCGCTGGTCGTGGAAATTGACGGTGGCGCTTCAGTCGTTGTGGTCGTGGAAGTCGATGTGGAAGTCGTCGTGGTCGTGGTGGTTGACGTTGTGGTGGTTGTCTGTTCTGCTGTCAATGTGAACGCAGACGCGGGGACAATTTCCCACTCGTTATCGTGCATCCACCACAGTTGAACCCACGCCCCACCACCGTTTTCGTAGAACCAAAGCGTGAACGGGACAGGCTGACCTGCGACCATATAGACGGGTTCGCTGACCGATCCTCCGCCGCCTTTGTCAACCCAATCGTTAGTGACCTGTTGTCCGTCGAGTAGGAAAATGGTGCCGTCGTCGGCTTGAGCCATGAACTGCACATTTCCCGTACTCGGTGCAGAAATGAACCCGTCGTAACGGACGACGAAGTCCTCGTACATCTGAAACAAAGGTTGCTGGTCAAACGAATGGTCGATATTCGTTTCCACCATCGTCCCTACAATCGGACGGTCTGGTGGAATTGGCGGCGAAGCGTTGAATCCGTAGTTGTTGTAAACGGTGACGTTAACGCCGTAGTTGACGTCCGCGTTTGCGGGGCTTACCCAAACCCAGAGCAACAGCCCTGAGATGGCGACAGCAACGGAGGAAAGTGCCCTACTTCTTATCGACGGCATCAAAAGCCGCCTGTACCTCGCCGTCGTCCAACTTGCCGTCCTTCTGGTATGCGTTGGCAAGAGCCAAAACAACTGTCAGGACAGCACCGCCTCCAGCCTGCGCGGCTGAGGTGAGTGGTGCGACGTCAAGAAATGCACCGACACCAATCGCGCCGATGGCGCTGGTCACGAATGTTGCTACAAGACGTAGTGCGATGGTTTGAATGTTCACTTTGGGTTCCTCCATTACGGGGACACAAAGGTCACGACGTTTCCTGCGGAAATCCTAGCGCGCTACGGCGTTGAGCGGGGTTTCGGTGGGACTGAAACGTTTGTGCCGTCTGGGGCAATCCAGTGGCAATGCTCCTCATCCAATGTGCAGTCAGGGTGCGGTTGGGGCGGTACAAATGCGTCAAGGTCGGGTCGCCATGTAAATCCAACTCCAGCGAACCATTTGTGTTTGCGGACGTCTGGGTAGGTGCGCACCCATTCGGCTTCTAACAGTGAGTTGCAGTAGGCAACTCCAACCGTGTCATCCTCGACACCGTTTTCGTTCCACGTTGCTTCACGCGGAATAGCAATCACGTCGACGACGATGTTGTCGACAATTCGTGCATAGAAAGAATGCATTAGTAGTTCACCTCGCTCCAGCCTGTACCAGACCGTGTTCCGGCTGGTGCGTAATAAAGAAATCTAGCGAACCCTGCGGTGCTACCTGTACCGTCGCCGTTGCCTCCTCGACCGTAGTCGCCTCCGCCATGCGTGCCATTACCGTACGCACTGGCACCTCCACCTCCGCCACCATAAGCAATTCCCCAATACGTCATGGTGGCGGAGGTTCCACCGACACCACCGCGCAACTGTCCTGAAACAAAGAAGTAGTTCCCGCCCGCGCCGCCTTGACCACCGCCACCACCACCTGCGGACTCGCCCGTAAAGACGCTAAAGAAGCCCGTCCCGCCTGCAAATCCTGCGCGCGATGCTCCGCCGTCTGGTGTGCCGAAAATGGATCCATTGATGCCGTCAAAACCGCCGAGGGCATTTCCGCCAGCGTTAGTCAATGTCGTAGTTCCACCGTTCGCGCCAATAGTCGCCGACATACTGCTTGAAAGGGTCACAACTTCCTGCGCGTACTGACCGGCTCCACCGCCGCCACCGCCGAAATATCCGCCGCCAGCGCCACCGCCACCGACAAGTTGAACATAGAAGCACGCTGTTTCTGGTGTGCCTCCCCAAGTCGGCGCTGTCCAAGTTCCGCTCGATGTGAAAGTCACAATCTTTAAGACGTAAGTCGTGAAGCCTCCACCAGAACCGTAGGTTGTTCCGATTGCGTTTGTCGCTTTGACTCGGAAGTAGTAAGTGACGCCGCTTGAAAGCCCTGTGATGGAACGCGAAACGGATGTCCAACTCGCTCCGCCGGAAATGGACGATGGTGTGGCTGTCACAGTTGTGACGCCTGTGTTGAACGATGAGTCCGTGCTGTATTCAAACCAGACAGATGTTGTGTCCTCGCCCGGCAAGACCTCGCCATAGAACGTCGCAGAACTAGAGTTGTAAGCGGTCGTTTGCACGTTGCGGATTTTCGGCTTTGGGTCAATGTCAAAGGACGTGCTTGACGATCCGGTGCCTGAACCCGTCGCCGTGCGCGAGGTCACGGTGATTGTGAACCGACTCGACCCTGAAATGGTCATGCTCCACTTCTTAGGTGTCAGCGAATACTCAAGGCTGTTAATCAAAAGGTCACGCCGAAACGCCGAACCGACTGGTGGAGTTCGTTTGAACGTCACACGGTCGAGCAGTTCCATTTGCAGAAGCGTTTCCCACTGCGCGCTTGTTGCTGGTAATCCAACTTCAAGTGGGCTGATAGACGGCGGGTTTTGAAGTCCGTAGCGAAGCCAATGTTGCGCAAGTTCCTGCGCCTCGTCTGCGTTTGACGACTGCACATCGAGCGACAGTGTGTGGCGTCCGTTGTCAATGATTGATGAAACGTCAAACAATCCAGATGCCTGTTGCGAGGCGTTTCCGCCGTAACGCAGGATGACTTCGTTGCGTAAATTGTCGCCGTCGTACCACATCTCGACGTCGCCCATGTAGCCAAAGTCGGTGTTGTCGTCATCAAACGTCGCGGACGACGTCAGCGACTGGAAGAACAAGCGGTCTTTGCCAACAAGGACACCTGAACGGTTAACGAACAGGTACCCGCCTTCGGTGCGTTGCGCTTGGAAAAGGGCGTCAATGACGGGTTGATTTGGTGTCGGTACTCCAGCGATGACCCCGTACGCCGTTGCGTTGACGCTGTAAAGACCCACTGGTAAATCTGTCAAAGCGAGCAGGCGGCTTAGTCGAGTGTTCGTTGCTTCGGATTGGTTGCCTTGACCGAACTTGTAAAGGTTCTCGCGTTCTGTTGCGGTAAGCAGGCGGTCAAAGACAGCGACTTCTTGGTACGCGCCGTTACCGAACCCGACGCTGACGTTCGGGAAAAGGTTCACGCCCGTTTGGTTTGCTCCACTTGCGGTTGACGTTTGGTCGACACCGTCAATATAGATTTTGCCAATGCCTGTTGACTTTTCGTAGGTGAAAATCAAGTGATGAGGGATGCTGGAGTCAAACCCATTAGTCTTTGATTCGCGAAACGACGCTGTGATGAAGTTGCCGTAGATGAGTTGAATGTACGAGCCGCCCGACCCGAATGAACTGCCGACGTTGGCTTGGATGTAGTCCGTTCCTGAACCTTGGATTGAGAACAACTGTCGTGTTGGTTGTCCTGTTGCGGCTGTCCACATTGAAACTGAAACATCGCCGGTGGTCGAGGTTACGGTGGCAAGGGAGGAACCGTAAGCCCCGAACGGTGCGTTCATGCTCGTTCCCGACAAACCCAAACCGAGGTTGACGTAAGACGCAGGAACTTTGCCAAATGCCGAATTGAACGAAACAGGGTAGTTTGCGGAACCCAAGTCTGGCAGGGTCAGCGTTCCACTTGGATCGCTACAACGGTAGTAATGCCTCGGCGTCAGCGACTTGGTGTAAATCTCTGCAAGGTCACCGCGAAGCACTGACGTTGAAAGCAACGCCAACGAGTCAAAACAGTCGACGACCACTTTGGTGACTTTGGTGTCCGACCCCATGTTCTTCCACGTCACGGGGAACCCGTTCACGAAGCCTCTGAAAATGGTGTGTGTGTTGCCGTTGATGGTTCCGCGTATGCGGATTTGTTTGCGCGGGCGGAGTTTGTTGAAGTAGATGCCTGAAACGTTGAACGGGTCAAAACGACGGTCGTCGTTGATGAGCGTCACGTTGGCTGTTGAAACAAAGTCGTCGCTCCAGTCGTCGCTCCGTCCACGACGGATGCTGACCTCGCTTACGAACTCGGTGATTGGCGTCCACGTTGGGCTTTCTTCGTAGGGCGAGTCGTCAAAGGCAATCTCGACGGTGAGAGTTGGGTAAGCCATTTACATCGTCCTGATGGGCAGGCGTCCTGACCGCTTTTCGTACGCTTGGAGTGCGTTGACAATTTCGCGTCCGATTTCGTGCTTGTCGCCAATTCCGACGTTGACCTCGATGTGGTAGGTCGTGTTCCCGCCAAGCATCCCGTTTGACGGTAGAGGGATGACTGCCTCGTCGCGCCCTGCTTCACCAATCAATGCCAATGTCCCGCCCGACGTGGCGCGCACAATGCCACCCTTCGCCATTGGCGTGGCGATGGTTTCCAAGGCTGTCATGGAGAAACCGACGCTGACGCTGAAGTCTTTACGCAGTTTCTCAAGTTGGGCTTTGGACAGACCTTTTGACTCAAGTTTCAGGTTCAGTTTCTTGGCGGCGTCCGTGATGCCTTTAACGAGGGCTTCGCCTTGACTCAAACCTTGCGCGTAGAACTGATTCTTGGCGGCATCGGCTTCGGTGTTTGCGGCGGCAACCAACTCGGTGTACCACCTGTTCGCGTCACCAATTGCCGACGATCCGCCGTTCAGCAGTTCATTTCCGATTGCCATTCCTGTTTCAGCGCCCGCTTGGACAATTTGAGAGATGCCTGCTTCGTTCAAACCAGCGGCGCGGAGACGGTTGATAATGACGCCGAAGTCTTTCGCTTGGTCATATTGCGCTTTCAGGGCTTCCAAGAATGTCTTCTTGCCTTCGGACGCTGTTTTGAGTTGTGCGCTCGCGTCGGTGTAGTCCTTGACAGCCTGCTGATAACCAGAGAAGTCGCGGTTCGCGAGGGCTTGGTTGACCTTTGTTTCCGCGTCCTGCACAGCCTTCAGTGCGTTGTCGTAGTCGACGACGCTTTGGCGCGACTTGGCGAAGGCGGTCTGGAAACTGTAGACAGCCATGATTGCGTCTTTGATGGAGTCGCGGAACGAGTCGGCGCGTTGCTTCAAACCATCGAGGAGGCTGTTGGCTTTGTTTACTCTGTCGGACGTCAGGTTCTTGATGGAGTCAATCAGCCCTTGGAGTGGGTTCTTTCCTGTTCCCTCGGTCGGTGCTGGCGTCGGGGTTGGCGTTGTCGCGGGTGTTCTATTGCCTGCACGACTTGCGGTCGCGTGCATCAACTTAATCATCGCAGGACTCATGTTTGAACCCCAACCGTTGATGATTGTCCCTGTTCTCTCGGCGGCACCAGTCAAACTGTCAACGCCTCGCTTCACTTTGTCAACCTTTGCGGCGGTGATGTCGAGTTGAAGGTTCACTTTGTCGAGCGGTTTGATGTCTTTGTTGAAAGGTATCTTGTTCCACCCCTTAATGATGAGGTTGACGCCGTCGATGAACTTGTTAATCCAGAACTCCCAATAACCAAGCAGAAGGTTGATGGCGAATTGAACCGTGCTAACGATGGCGTTCCAGATTGTTTTGATGCCGTTCCTAAACCACTCAAACTTGACCCACATCAAAACGACAGCGGCAATCAAACCAACAATTGCCGCCACCAGAACACCGATGGGGTTAGCGTAAAGCGCAGAGTTGAAAAGCCATGTCTGGATGGTTGCCATTTTCTCTGCCGACGTCAGCATCTTGAAGAACGCGATGATTTTGCCGTAACCGGCAATCGCCATCATTGTTCCCTTGAATGCGAGGTAAGCGCCACCTAAAACGATGATGGCGTCCTTGTTTTCAACGATGAAAGTTGTCAGCCCACCGACAATTCCCGCGAGCGTTTCCAAGACTGCGTTAAATGCAGGGAACAGCGCAGTCACCAAAGGTGTCACAGTTGTCGCTACTTCGTCCATCAGCAGTCCAAGCGACTCAAAGATGGGTGTCAGGTTTGTCATTGCCGAAACAATCATCGGTAGAAACGGTGCAATCGCCTGCATCGCACCCGTGAACAACTCGCCGAAACCTAGAACGAGTGGTTGAAGCGCTGGTAGCAAACCAACCAGCGACGACAATGTGGTACCCACGACCGAGTTGATGGTCGGCGCGACTGACTTCAGGAATGCGTCCATCATTGTCGTAATGCCCGGCAACGCTTCCTTAATTGACGCGACAGCAGGCTCCATCATCTTTCCAAGAGACTGACCGAGCGTGTCTTTGAAGGTTGAAATCAAACCAGTCAAAGTCATCGACTGTTCGTTCATCATTCCTTTGACCTTTTGCAGACCTGCGCCTGCGCCAGTCTCGATGGCTTTCATCACGTCCTCGGCGGAGATTTTGCCTTGTTCACCGAGTTTCTTGATTTCGGGAATGGACTTACCCATTGACGCCGCGAGGGCTTCCCACACGGGAATACCAGCCTGCGTCAACTGCATCATGTCCTGTCCTGTGGCTCGACCTGCCGTTGACATCTGCTGAAGGGCGTACACAGCGCGTTGAATGGCGTCTGCGCCGTAACCCTTCGCTGAAGTGGCGTCACCGAGAACGGTCATGATTGGAATGATGCGTTTTGCTTCAACACCAGTCGACAACAACGCCGACGCGGCGGATCGCAACTGTGGCAACTCAAACGGTGTCTTGGCGGAGAACTCGATAAGTTCGTCCATAAAGACTTTCGCTTTCTCTGCCGAACCAAGCATCACCTTGAAACCAATCGCCGCCTGTTCGTTGGCTTGCGCAGTGCGAATACCCATCATTCCTGCGGTCTGGGTCATGCCGACGATGGCGGTGCCAAGCATCGCAACTCGACCAGCGACCATGCCGAAAGCGCCACCCATGCCTCGACCAGCGTTTTGAGTTGTTACATCAAATTGGTGCGTAGCGTTCGCCGCTTGTTGAACGTTACGGGTGTAGTCGGTGGTGTCTGCGCGGAACCGAGCAAGAACATCAAACACAGTCGCCATGTTCTATCTCCTTCCGCGTTTCATCGATTGCTCTTCTTCCCATGCGCGCAGTTTCCAAACCGCACGCCAATGCGTCATCTCGGCTGAACTAATCGGGCGGTGTGCGCCCGACCCGTACAGCAACTCCTCGCGAGTGCGACCTAGACGTTCGGCAAGTTCGTATTGAAAGCGTAACTCTGGGTTGTCTAGGAGTCTTTTCCCGCTTCATCGACCGCCTTGTCGTTGAAGCCAGAAAGACGAGTCGCGACTTCAGCGAGGCGGTCAAGGATTGCACCGTTCTTGCTGAGGATGAGGTCGCGGTCTTCTGTTTGGAAAACAGGCTCTCCTGTTTCGGGGTCAAAACACGTCTGGATGATTAGGTCTGGGTAGACCTGCGCCATGTCAACTTGACCGCCCGCTTGGACAGCGCCCTGCATCAGCACGGCTCGCGAAGCACCGCTCATGGAACGGATCTCGAGTTTGACGCCCCATTCAGGAACTTCAACAAGTTCACTGTGGGTGTCATTGACAGACATGATTTGGTCACGAAGATTGGACACGAGTTCTCCTTAAGAGAGTTGGGACACAAAGGTCACGTTGTTGGTTACGACCAAGTGCCTCGCGTGATGGCACCAGTCACTTGGAGTTCTGCGGAGAAGGTTACAACATCCGCTACGGGGCTTGACACCTCGTATGACGTCAAGATGGCTTCGCCTGAATACTTGATGCGTCCAGATGCGGATCCTTCCTTGCCGTACTCAAACGAAACGCTGTCGATGGTTCCGGCGAGCAACGCCGAAAGGACACCAGCGAAGTGTGCGTCTGCTGTAGAGTCAAACTTGCCTCCGAGCGAAATGGTCGCATCGGAAAGACCTGTGATGTAGGTCTTGGCGTTGTTGCTGAAGGTGGTCGTTTCGCCTGTTTCAACTGAGCGAGGCATTGAGATTTCGTCGAGGTATGCCGACAAGTCAACGAGCGAACCCGAAGAGTTGTCCAACTTGAATACCGCGTTCTTACCGTGACGGAAAGGCATATTAGTTTCTCCTTATGAGCGTGAAAAGTTGATGTGGAATGTGATGCCACCCGTGCCAGCGAGCGTCCATGACGCGCGAAGGTAACGGTTGACTGTGCCTGTTACGGCGATGCGTTCGCTTGCCAGCGATGTTGTGCTGACGGCGGTGAAAGTGACTAGGTCTGCCCACGTCGAGTTGTCGGCGGAGTGTTGAACCTTGAATGTTGCTCCCGCGTTGTGGCTGTTGGCGGTGACGTGCAAAATGCCGACTCCACCGTTCGCTGTTGATGCGGAGTTGTCCAGCGCTGTTCCCACGCCGGTGGTCGTTGCTGACGTCAAGTCGCGCAGGCTGATGCCCGCGCTGACGCCACCCGAAACCTGTGCTTCGGCGCTCACCGACACAACATCGGCGACGGGGCTTGAAATCTCGTACGAAGTGGACACCGTTTGTGCGGACTTCAGTCGCGCGCCGTGTGCCAGCCCCTCTGGTGCGATGGTGATGACCACGCCGTTTGAGTCGCCAAGGTACCCAGAAAGGACAGCGTCGGTAGCGCCTGCCTGACCGTCAAACATTCCGCCCATTGAGATGGTTCCATCTGCCAAGCCTGTGATGTAGGTTTTCGCGTCCTTGCCGTAGGTCGTGGTTTCGCCAGTCTCAACTGACTGCATCACGGATGCCTCGTTTAGAAATTGGGAAAGGTCGTAGTTGCCAATGAGAACTTTGGTGTTCTTACCGTGTTTGAATGCCATCAGCCTTCATCTCCTTCGGCAGTTGGTTCGTCCTCAACGACGACGTCTTTGCCGTCGGCGGGTTCAATCAATCCTTGCTCGCGGAGCCATTTGATGGACTTCGCTGGAATGTCGTCGACGACTTCTCCTGCTTCAACGCGGCGCGAAGCGTACTCGATGCCAACAAGCACTCGGTACTTTGCCATTGCGTTCCTCCGACTAGTTCAAAGACAGACGTGTCCCGAACCACCCGATGACCACGATGGGTACGGTTCAGGAAAGCGGAGACACGACGGTCACGTTTCCTGCAGGCTATCAGCCCTTACAACAGGTGCAGGACTTTACCGTAGTGGATGCTTTGCGGGCTTCTGTTGCCGTGTCGACAACGCGAAACAGCATCGTTTGTTCGTCGCCGTGAACGACGACTTTGCGGAGTAGCCACATCACATCATCAAGGAATGAGGCTGGTAGGACGATTTGCGAGGGTGCGTCAATGCTTGCCATAGGGCTGGCAATAGTGACACACCGCAACGACGGTAGGAGGATTTAGAAACCCCAGTGTCCTAAACCACCGTTATCAAACAGGTACTTGGCGACAGCGAGGTTGCAGTCCACTTTGCGAAGCACCTCAAGGTTGCCGAACTTGGCGTTGCAGACCTGCGCCGTGACGGTTTTCCACGTCGAGTTGATTTGCATAGCCCCTGAGTCGTAAGAACGGATCGCCGCGCATCGTTTGTAGATGTTCGCCGGTGCCAAACGGCAGTCGAGGTGGGATTTTCCGCTCTTGTAGTTCCAGCCGATTGCTTTCGGTTGGCAACGGGACTCGCGGTAAGCGATGTAACTCCACACGGCGGTTGGTTTGAGTCCCGCTTTCTTGATGGCAGGCTCAAGTTTGGGGCATCGGTATGTCTTGTCTCTGGGGATTGAAATAAGCGTGCCGTCAACGTTGACGGTGACCCACTTCCGCTTTGGTTTGGCGGGTCGAGAAGTGTTGCTGACTTTGGGCGCAGTCGTTGTTGGAGCCATCACGAATGCTCGTGGCTCGTCGAGCGGGTGTCCAATTTGGACGGGTTGAGTGGTGGATGGGACAGGGGATGCTTCTGCGATCCCGAAATGCAATGCGCCCGTTAAAAGGGTGAGCGCGAATAACCAACGTTTTATCATGGTGAAGTTTCTCCTTCTGGTAGTCCGAGACGGTCTTTAAGAACCGTTAGTACAGCGCCCGTTGCTGTTATGACTTTGGCTTTCGGGCGTGTCACGTCCCACGCGAATAGCGTGACCGTTTTGATGTTGTCGAGTGTCACCTCCTTTCGTGCCGAGGCACGTTTAATCATTTGCATCTCAAAATCCGACACTGCAATTAGGTCAAGGACGTCTGCGTCGATGCGGTGGGCTGGTGGTTTGCCACCGTAAAGGGCAACCCTAACCGATTGGTCGGTCAGGCGAAAGTGGTAGCGGTAGCGGAAAACGCCAAGTTCCCCTTTCACGATGAAAGGGGAGTTACGCGGGAACTCTGTCCACGTCGCGATGTGTGCTTGGCGTTCAAATTTCATGGAGTTCCCTGACGGTAGCCATCGACCTTATCAAAGCCGATGACCAGCCGTCAGGGTTCCCTTCGTGGTTAGGGGATTAGTCCGCCGATGGGGAGGCGGTGGACTCAACCACGAGACCGTTGCGGAGGGCGTGGCGCATACCTGCGCGTCGGGCGCAGGAGCCGTTTGCGTAGTTCATTTGCTTCGCAACCTCGACCCAATTGCCGAGAAGGATGTAGGTTTCCCATGTTGTTTCGTCGCGCTGGAGTTGCTCCTCGCGCTTGGTGGTGGTGACGGTGATGCTCATTTTGATTTCTCCTTGGTTCGGGTTTGGAGCGGTGTCAGTATGCCTGTTCGGTTGACCTCGGTCAACCTTTGTTTTGATTTGTGACGTCATATTTGTGGGGTACTTGTCCCCACAAGAAATGCATCGGTTTCCATCCCAATATTTAGAACCACACTCACAGCGTGTCAGTCCTTCAATCGGTGCGGTCTTGGTGTTCATTTTGCTTTCCTCCATGTTGGTGATGTGGTTCTTGGCGTCGCGCAAATTGGGAAACGAACTCGTGTTTACGTCGTACCAGACGTTCTTGGTAAGGGTGCCGTCAATCCAAACGAACCAAAGCGTGATGCCCATTCGGGTTGACCGCATTATGCGCCAATCACCGATGGCGTAAGACCCAGAGGCGAGGCGAGTTATTTTCGGCGGGGCAAGGTTGCTCACTTTGATGCCTCCTTGGTTGAGGCGAACTCGGTGAGGATTTTGAGGATGGCGTCGGCGAGGCGTTCGTCGTGACCGAAGCCGTAGTCGACGTACTCCCAAAAGGTGTGTGCCAATTCCAAAACGATGCGTTCGTGGACTTGGTCGGCGACCGCTTTCTTTGTTTTGGCGGTGATATCGCCAACGTGCAACTCGCCGTTACCTCCGAGCGAGGCGGTGAAGTCGGCGTTGGTCATTCCGCAAATCGTCCAGTTGGCTTGCCACTCGACGACGAGTGGGTTGTCAACGTCAAGCCCTGCTCGGCGCTTCTCAACGATGTGTTTGTGGTTGTTGGTGTAGGTCTTGCGGTAGCCCTTGACTGGCTCAAAGTCGACGCACTGCTCGACGAGTGCGATGATGTCTTTCAGGTTGATGTCGTTGCTCATGGCGGTTCCTTTGCTGGTTAGTTGATTGCTTCGTCGTGGATTGATTTCACGGTGGCTTGGTATTCGGCAAGGATGGCGCGTGCCTCTTCTGGGGTCGGTGCCTTTTCCCACGCCTCCATTGCCTCTTCGCGCAACACCATCAGGCGCTTGTCGCGTTCGTTGCGGGCGTCCATTTCGCGCCAGCCTCTGTTGATTTCCTCCATGCGGTCGAGGTGCGCTTGGCAGGATTCAGGGCTGTGCGGGGCGTGCAAGCAGGCGTAACGAACGTCGGTGCGACCCGTCTGGATTTCGCAGAAGTACCACTTGCCCGTCTTGTCGCTTTTGACCAAAACGATGTCCATCTTGCACTTGTTGCAGTTGAAAATGTCGCCGCCGTAGTGCGCGCGGTTGAGCGAAGGGGCGTGCATTGGGCGTCCCTCCTTGTCGAAAATCGGCGTCGCTTTGCCGTGCGCGCGAACGCAGTCGTAGCAAACCGTCTGCCATTCCGATCCGCTCTTCTGGATGTAGCCGTCGCCTTTGGCGACCGCCGCATCACAAACGAAGCAAGAACCGCCATAGCGGTTGCGCTTCAGCCAATAGGAAATTTGAACCTTGGAAGGCTCACATGGGGTATTTGGGGTAGATGCCATGACCCCACCCTGCCATAGCGCCTCAACCTAGGTCAAGTCTTTATTCGCTCAGGTTCTGGGCTTTGCACCGTGTGCAGGTAATCGACCAAGGACGGGTCACCATTTCCGCCAGAAGGCGTCCACAGCGCCAACAGCGCGGTTTCGCGTCTCGACGCCCATCTCGCCCATACGGGTCGCCTGTGGGCGGTTCTGTGGGCGTTTCAGGCGAACTCACACCATCTCCCCGCAACGACCGCAAAACTCGACGTGCTGGCTGAAAGACGACGCTTCCCGCCGATCCGCCAAAGGATGCAAACATTCGCCATTTTCACCGATTTTCGGGGTCATTTGGCTTTCAACTTGGATGCGAAGCGCCGCCACAGCCTTGCCGATGGCGTCCAAACCGCCCAAAATGCCCTCCCAATCGACCTGTGGGACGGGTTCGCTGGCGGGCTGGTTCGCCAAAATGGTGTCCCGTAGCCCACTCATGGCAAGACCCACGCCTGCAAGTCGAGTCCGAACATCGCCCTCTCGTGTTCGTCCAGCCCCATTGGGTACGGGTCTGACGTGGCAATGACGCACATGAAGTTGACGCCCGAAATCGTGGTGTCGCGAATGGATCCGAGGCTGGCGCGGACAGCGAGGATTTTGGTTCGCGCGGCTGGGTAGTCGTTTCTTGCGGCGCGCGCAACGACACGGATGGACGGCTGTTCAATCGCGACGACTCCCGCCCCAAACACCTGCTCCGCGCCGTTGCCTCGGTCTTCAAAGACGCCAACTGCGACGTCTGGGGTGTCGCGTAGGTAGCCAAGGAAGATGTTCGTTGCCAAAGTGCCGACACCGTCGGTTTGCAGTTTCTCGCCAAGGGAGTCCAAAAGCGCCATCAGTAGAGTCCTCTCGCGATTGCTTCAATGCGAACGTTCATGCGGTAGGTGAAACCAATCATCGCTTTCTCGGCGGGCGTACTCAGGTACTTGGCTTGGCGACCGTTTGGTGGAAGCCCCGACGCCTTTGACGGGTGGGAGTAGGTCAGGTTCTCGTGTTGAACGAGTGCGTACTTTGCCGCCACGCCACCGTAGGTGATGTCGACGAACACTTTGTTTCCGGCGCTTTGAGGGTGATGCACGATTTGTGAACGCGCCAAGTTGCCTGTGTCGTAGGGGACAAGAAGGTCAGCCGAGTTCGCGACGTCTGTTGCTTCTTCGTACAGCGCGCGCCCGATGACCGGAAGCACATCCTTTTCCATGCGTCGTAAAGCGCCGAGCAGTTGCTCAATGCCGTACGTCGTTATCTTTGACATTGTTCACCCGCTCATCTTTCCGAAGGTCAGTTTCGTGGCGAACGCGCCGTCACCGTCGTCGCTTGTCTCGATGTTCAAAACGATGCGTGCCGACCCGTCAGGCAGGACAAGTTTGTCTTCAATGCCGATGGTGCTGACGCCGTAGAAGTAAATCGTGCCGTCAACTGACACGTCTTGCCCGTCGGCTTTCTGGCTGATGCCGGTGGACTTTTCAATTCGGCAACGCTGGCTTTTGCCCGTTCCAGAGAACGTGTCTTTGCCGTACGCGTCAGTAGATGACTTGGGGTACCAAGTCACCGTTTGAGGCATAAGGTCAAGGAAAACGCGCTCGATGGTCAATTGAACTTGTCCATGTCGATTGAGAACTTGAAGTCACCGAGGGCGTTTGCGGACACCGTCGGGATCGGCGGGTCTTGTTCGGCACCTTGGTTGCCGAGAACCATCGCCAAGTTGAGGTAACGGTCTGCGGTTGCTCCGTACTGCGTGGAGATGGAAAGACCACCAACCGAACGTGAGTAGTCGGCTTTGGCGGCGTATTTGGTTGCCAAGGAACGACACGCGTAAACAGCCGCGGTGTTTGTGTTGTTGGACGCTTGCACCAACAAGGCGGTGATTTCGTTGTCGTTTAGTTGCGCATTTTCGGCGTCTGTGTCACCAATCAAGAAACGAACCATGTCGATGGGGCGCGCGTCAGGGTTTCCTGTGTACGACCAAGCGGACGCGGTGTCGGCGAAAATCTCAATGGTTATCATGCCGTTGTTCGGCGCTGTCAGCGTCTTGCCTGTAAACGTCGCGGTAAAAGCACCGAGGTATTGACCCGCATTCAGAAGCGCATCGTTTGCCGACCAAGGGTACTCAACGTCGCCGGTGGCGGCGGTAACGACAGTGCAAACACCAGCCGTGATGACTTGGGTTCCTGTGGAGGCGTTCCACATATCAAAAGTCACTGTCGCACCAGTGAGGTTTATTGGTTCGTCGTCAAGAGTAAATTGACGCGCCAAGACGGGAAGTCGGTCGCCCTTCTTGATTGTTACGTTTGCCATTGATGTCTCCAAATGTCACGATGCGTCGACTAGCAGTGTAGAACCAGACGCCAAAACCTCGGTGGAAACCCCACTAACGCTGACAGACAGTCTACTGCCGTCTACAGACGACGTCGATGTCTTACTTCCGATGTTAAGTCGACGTGACCCATCAACGATTGCCGAGCCGAATCCAGAACCCGTAGCCACACGACCAGCAATGACAATTCTAACTACAGTTTGTGTTCCGACTCCAGCCCCTGTCGCGGTGCGCGGAACTTTGTGTAAGCCCGTCGCTAATTGTGTTCCGAAGCCTGACGCGATTGCTGTTCGCAAACGCGTGACCACAGTTGACGTCGTCGATGTTCCTGCACCAGCATTTGTTGCGGTGCGCGGAACAATCCTGCGCCAAGTGGCGGCTTGCGTCGTTATTGCCTGTCCGTCGCCCTGTGCATTTCGGTACACCTTGTGGTGGATAGAGTTCTGCGATGAACTCGTTCCCGACCCCGTTGCGGTTCGCGGAGCCGTGTGTAAGGATGAAACGGTCTGCGTCCCTGTACCAGCACCTGTCGCTGTTCGCGGAGCGGTGTGGAGTCCAGAACCTGTCGCTGTTCCACTTCCAGAAGCGGATGCTTGGCGAATATTGATGTGGAGTTCGGTCGTCGCGCTTGTACCCAAGGCAGTGCTGTTACCTGTTTTGGTAACGGTGCGAAGTTCATCTGTTGCTGATGAACCACTTCCTGCGCCGTTCGCTGTGCGAACCGATGTCACCAAGAACGTCACTTCACCAGACGTTGAACCGTTTCCTTCGCCTTGAGCGTTTCGGTAGACAAGATGAGCAACAGAGTTAGCGTCAGAACTTGACCCAGATCCGGTGGCTTGTCTTTGGTGCGCTACCAAACCTGTCGCTGTTTGAGTTCCCGTTCCATTGCCTGTTCCCGAAGCAGAACGGGTTGTGAAGCCAGATGCGGTTGAGTTTCCTTGACCTGAACCCGTAGCAACGCGGACAGGCGCGACACTGCTCGTTGCTGATGACGTTCCTAATCCTGACCCCGACGCTGTGCGCGCACGAATAACAAGTTCTGCCGTTGTCGATGCTCCAGAACCGTCACCTGTCGCTGTTCGTGGGACAAGACGTAATCCATCGGCTGTTTCGGTTCCTTGTCCCGAAGCAGATGCCGACCGAATGACGGTCTGTCTTTCGGTTGTTGCGCTTGTACCTTGTCCGTTCCCTGTTGCGGAACGCGGAGCAATGTGTAATCCAACCGCCGTGTCATCAGTCGATCCGGATCCGCTACCTTGGGCGTTTCTATAAATAAGATGAAGGATTGAGTTCTGCGAACTTCCCGTTCCTGAACCAGAAGCGTTACGTCCAATTGTGCGTAAACCTGATGCGCTTTGATTTGATGTCCCAGACCCCGTTGCTGAACGTGGGACGGTTACAAGTTCACTCGCACTGGACGTTCCTGTTCCTGCTCCAGACGCTGTTGCGGAGACAATTGCGAACGTTTGATTGTAAGTAATGCTTGACGTTGAATACTGAACGCCCGCGTCGTTATAAATTGCCATAAGAAACCCTGTCTAACACTTCACGTTTGTTCCTGAACATTCTTAGTTGGTTGTGAATGTAGGCAGGGTTAGTAAGGGAAATTTCGGTGGCGCGCTCAATCACTCGGTTTTCATCTGTCAGCGGAATTTCTAACCCAACTCCGTAGTAGTCGCGGAATTTCTGAATACCGATGTGAAGTTGCCGTTGCTCTTCTTTCAATACCGTCGCAGTGTCAACCAAACCCGGAAACACGATAGACAAAGCACTCAGCGAACTGTAAGCCATTCTCTCTCGTACGAACTGAAGCAAGGCTTCTGACGTTGGTACCAACTCAAGCGGTCTTTGACGCGCGTTTTCTTTACCCCTCAAGAAGGACGAAATCTGCATCTCAGGCTGACCAGCAATAAGTCCTGCGTCAAACTCAAGTGCGCTTAGGAAGCCTTGTGCGTCACCAGCAATACGTTCTTGGTTGTTAAAAGGCTCCCCATGTACGGCAGACCATTCGTGCAGTAAACGAAACATTTCCCCAAGTGTGTAAGCCCCGATGGGTAATTCTGCATCGTCAATGAAGTCGCGACGCAGAATTTCATCGTTGTGGAAATGAATGTAAAGCAAATGACCGACTGCTGGAACAGTCAAGACTGGTTCGTACATGATGATGTCGTCCAAAGATGAAACCAACTGAGGGTTCTTTACAGAGGGAGTCTCGTACGCCCGCGCGCCATACATCGTGTTGTCGCATCGCCATTCCATCGCAGGGTCGTAAATTGGTTCAGATTTACAGAACACAAACACCCCAACCTCAGACATGACCACGTCAGGAGAACGGTCGTAGAACTCGATGATGCGCTCAAAATGCTCAAGGTTAATTATTTCCTCGACGCCTTCGGCTTTCGCAATTAAGACAAGATTTCCCAAGTGCGCGAAAGGGTGATCCAAGGTCACTACCAACTGACCATTTTCCATTCGGTAAACATTCGCGTCATTGAAAACGTCATCGCCTGCAGGTGTGCGACGCACAATCTCCAACGAGTCGCCGTTTATGTGTCTTAAAGCAAAGAAATGCTTCGCTTTACCTAGCACGGACATTGAGAATGGCTGAACTGTAATCATGCCGCGCCATAATACTTAAACGTAATGCCACCAGCGGTTCCGCTTCCCCAGAAGCCTTGCCCACCTCTACCGACAGCAACTCCACCAGCAACCACTGTTCCATTCGCACCAGTAGACGACGTTCCGCCACCGCCACCGCCGTTACCGCCATTCAATCCGTAAGCGCCGCCGCCATTACCGCCAGCGCCGCCGTAGTCGGGATAACCAGCGTTAGAGCCTGCAGTGTCCGTTCCGCCACCGCCACCGCCCGAATATCGATTGTAGTCAGTGGCGTAAATGGGCTGGTTGTAGTCAGTGTAGCCATCGGTGCAGATGCCGTACTTGTCTTGCGCAGTGCAAACAAAGACATATTCGGCAACGTAGGTGTAACCGTAGTAGCCCACTCCACCTGCTCGCGAAACATTGTCTCCTGTTCCAGACGACCCAGCGGCGCTCGTAAAGTTGTTACCGCCACCGCCACCACCCGCAGTCCAAGTCGTCGAGCCAACCGTGATTGTTGTGTTGCCACCCGAAGGCGCAGGAAGCACCTGACTTGGGTTGGTTCCGCCCGCGCCGACCGAACCAGTGACGTTTTGAGTGCCTGTTGCGGAAGATGTGTGGCTAGAAAACAGTCGGTACCCACCGCCACCGCCAGCACCATGACCTGCGGCGCCGCCACCGCCGTAGGCGAGCATTTCGTAAATAACAGGAGCGATTGGCGAACCGCCCGTTGGAGTCACCGATGGAACCTCGACGGAGAACGATCCGGCAGTGGTTTTGAGATATGTCTTTAACACCCAAGTTGTGAAGTTGCCGTTGCTGTTTTGAACAACAGTTGACCCTTTGGCATTTGTTGCTGTAATTCTCACGATGTAAGACGTCCCCACAGACAAACCAGTCACATTCGCGTAAGGCGAAACTGAACCGTACGCTGGCGAACCAGTCATTGTCACAGGGCTAGACCACGTCGATCCGCCATTTGAACTGTACTCGGCGCTGATTGAGGTACTTAGCCCTTGACCGTTCACACTTGAATTAAGTGTTGCTAGGTTTTGATTGAAATTCGTCGTTGCATTCAACGTCACAATTGGACGAGGCAAAACGCTCGCGGCTACGACGCCAATCATCAGGCGCTCAAATCACCGAGTGCAACCCATGTGTCAGTTGCACGTTTTATCAAAGATGCTGGTGACCATTGCGCGCGCATTTTCAGACCGATGGCGCTGTTTATAGTCACGCCTGAGCCTGCGGTGATAGTGGTTTGTCCCGCCCCTGTCTGAAGGATGTCAATGATGGTGCCGACAGGGAACGCAACACTTGAGTTCGGTGGGACAGTCAGTGTGTTCGCAGATGCGTTGCTAACTTCCACCATTTTGCCTGCATCGGAAAGAACGAGAGTGTACGACGATGATTGAGCGTTAGTCACAATGGGGCGTTTTGCGACTTTGTAGTCAAGGCTCGTTGTATCAGCCGAACCGTCAATACCTACTTTTGCCTGCAGTGCTTCAACAGCGTCATTGACGTTTGAATGTTGAACAGCGTGGTCTGGCGAAGCCAGAGTGTCCGTTGATATTGGGTTCGTTAACGAGTCGAGAGAGGCAGGAAAATTCGTCGCCATGACGACCTACCTTCCTAGTCGAGTGACAACGTCAGCGAAGTAATCTCAAAGGTGTCGCCAGCAGTAACCGAAGCGGAAGCAGACAAAGAACCGCTCCACAGACAGTTGCCAGCAGTCGAGTTGTCCCACAAAGACCAGTGGGTGTAAACCTCTGTAGCCGCCACGTTTGTCCATGAAAGCGTCGCGCTTGATGCCTTTGACCCGCTTGATGCAGATGACCAAGAGACAAGTTTACGAGTTGCCTCCGTAGCGGCGTTTGCTGTGCCGTCCTCGCCCGGATCGCCGAGATGCAACTTGACGTACGAGTTAGCGACCGCAAATGACGTGTTGCTCAGGGTGTCGAGCAGTTTGTTTTCTGCGTAGTTGGAAATACTCACGATTCTTCCTCTTCAACGATTGGTGCGTCCGCAACAGGTGCAGACTTTGGCTTCTTGGCAGTTGGTGCGGGCTTCGGCGCTGGTGCGGGCTTTTGCGAGGCGTGATATGCCTTTGTCTCCTCATCGGTCAACTTGCCGAGGTAGCGACCTGCTTCCAGCATTTTCACGTTACGCCACGACGAAACATCGTGGATCGTGCCTGACTCAAGGTACTCCCCGCGTCCTTTTGGAATTCGCTTCAGAACTTTACGCAACATGATGTTTTCCTTCTGTCCAGAGTTGGTGTCCCGCCCATCCTAGTAGAGCGGGACACCTCGTCCAGAGTTATTAGGCGACGACGCCGTTCCAGAAGTAACCGAGGTCGGAAGCGATGACCTTCATGTCAAACGCTACTTCAGCCTCGATGCGGTCAGCCTTGAGGCTGTCCATGCGGAGACGGCTGGAACCGATGGTTGCTCCGAGTCCCTGTGAAACACCTGTCCAAGACATGACGTAACCAGCAGATGGTTGGAGCAAGCCCGGCGATGGAGCCGAGTAGCACAAGAGGGCGTGCTTGCCGTGTGTGAATGCGTAACCGGCGGTGCCACCTTCGTTGTTCGTTGCCTTGACAGCCTTTGCCACGAGAACGCGGTCGACGTCAAACATACGAGCCATCATCTCTGCGGTGATGACGTTGCTGGATGTGTACTTGATGCGGTCAACGAGGTCTGGGTGGTTCTTGAGAACGCGGAACACGTCGTAACCAAGTACGAGGGTGTTTGGCTCAAAACCTGTGGTTGACAGGATGGTTGCCTTTGCAGACTCGATGTCGTCAAGTGGGTCGCTGTTTGTGTAGTCGCTCCACTCGTCGTTGCCTGATGGCGAGACTTCGTTTGCCCAAACGCTGGTGGTGAAGAATGAGGAAACGAACTCTGTCTCCATCTTCAGCATCAAACGGCTGGTTACGAACTCTGCGGCTTCACGGTCGACGTTGATTGGTGCGTCTGCGTTTGCGCGGGTCTGGTCACCGATGTCCTTGTGGAACGCATATACGTCCGCTTGGTAGGTGCCAGTCGAGATGTTGTATCCGCCACCTGCAGACTCGGTTCCATCGGCACGACGCTGTGCTTCGTCGCGGAACCAGTCGTTCTTGGTGTAGGTGAAATACTTGTCGGACTGCTTTTCAACAGGGACAATTGGGAATACGCGAGACGCGATGAAGTTCTCTTGTCTCTGCATATATGCGACGCTGATGTTTGTCAGGATCGCGTCAACATGGACTTGATTGCTGGTTGGCTGAGGCATTGCTCTGTTCCTTCTCTACTTGAGTTCCGATTAAGAAGCGCGGTGTGGGCTTGCGCAGTTAACAACGGCGGTCAGGATTTCTCCGTCAGCGCCAGCGGCGAGGATTACTGAACCAACAACGTATTCGGTTGTGTCAGTGCCCGGAGTTTTCGCATCAGCCTTGCCCGAAGAGGCAGTTCCGATGAGTGCGCCTTCATCAATTGATGCGCTTGCTACGACCTTGGTGCCGCCAACGACGGTAACGATGGCTTCCTTGCCGGAAGTTGGGTCGTTCTGCAACACGCCGATTGGCTTGTCTGTTGCACCTGAGCAAGCGACAGCCTGACCAGATGAGTTGATTTTCACGAAGTAGAACTGCTTCGCGGAGAGGTCTTCACCCGCAACGAGGGTGATTTTGACGGCGGAGTTGGCGATTTCGTAAGCCATGACTGTTTTCCTTCCTTAACGACGCTTCTCGGCGACGTATTCGTGATAGAGGGTTGGGTCTGCCGAGATGAGGTCAACAACAGCCTGCTCGACTGTCGATGCCTTGCCCTCGGAGACGAGTGCCTTAGCGAGGCTTTGAACCTTGCCGTAGGTATCGCCAGTGTCTGGACGACCTGCTGTTCCGATTTCAGCGAAAATGTCTGCTGATTCGGCTTGAGCGTTTGCGGAGTTGAGCGCCTTCTCGATGGTTTCTGCAAGTGATGCGTCAACATCGGTGAGGCGACGCATTGCCTTGCCAACTTCGTCGGTGTCAAGTGCGAGTGATGACCACTGGTCGCGTGCTTTTGCTACGAACTCTGCGTCACGGCGCTCTTCGCGCTCCTTGCGGAGTTCTGCGCGCACAGCGTCGGCGTCAGCCTTTGCCTTGTTCAACATTTCGCGGACGGCTTCTGGGACTGACTTCATCATGTCCTCTTCGTCCTCTTCGTCCTCTGCGCCGATTTCAATCTCGACCTTTGGCTTCTTGCCCTTTTCCAACTCGAGTGCTTCCTCAAGTTCAGCGATGCGCTCCTGCGCCTTTACCAGCGATTCAGCAAGAATGTCTGCCTCTGGTGTTTCTACTGCTTCAGTCTCTTCAGACACGTCTGCTCCTTCAGTGGTGGTTTCTGGATTTTCATGTTTCATGACAACCCAACCTTCGTTGAGGTGCGCTGGATGGTCTACGCCGGAGGTTTCTACGACCTTCAACTTGACCATCTTCTTGGCACCCATGCGTTACGAGTGTAGTGACGCGTTAGTGCATCTACACAACTTGACTGCGGGTTAGTTAGAACACACCGCCGTCGGTGCCTTCGCCAACGAACATATCGAGCATCGCAAGCGCCTCATCAAATTTGGCGAGTAGAGGAGAACCCTCGCGTCGCGTTACTTTGAATGCATTCTGGACTTCTTTGCGGGCGCGGTTGGAGTGGTCACGAACCGCACGCATATTGACCTGAACTGTGCCTCGGTCTAGACCGTTCATCTTTGCGGCGAGGTCAATGTTTCGTTTTGCCTTGTCAAGAGATGACTTTGCTTTGTCAAGGTCGGAGAGGGCAAGCCTTCTGGTTTCCCCTGTGTGTCCAATGCTCATGTTTCTTTTAATGGCGGCGAGGGATTCGGTGACGTCGGCGAGTGCCTTGTCAGAATCCTTAATTAGATTTCCGCTTGCACTTCTGCTCCATCCGTCTTCGTTTCTGTCGTTGACTGGTGATGTGCCATATGCAGGTTTACGAGGTTTTGATTCCGATGCTGGCGCGGGAGCCTTTCCGCCTTTGCCCTTGCCTCCGCCGTGAACTGACTGGTCTGCGTGACCGGGGTGCTTCTGGACAAGGGTGCGTGCCTTCTCAACAGCACGTTCAATTTCAATTCGTGCCTGCCCGCTGACAGCGCGAACACCACCCGCTTTCTCAACGTCGGCAACAACGAGCGCCCACTGGTCTTGGGGTAGGTCGGTGACCATTCCCAAACCGTCCATCAACTGCTTATCTGCATCTTTCATTGTGTTTCTCCTATTCAAAAGTTCCGCCGACGCCTGTCCATGCTTCACGGTGAATGCGCGCAAGACCGTCAACTTCCTCGATGTGCTTGTCGATTGCCCTTACAGCAATACCGCGCACCGCAGGACTCAATTGGCTGACCGCATCGCTACGGATCTCCTTTAACTGTCGGCGCGAAGCGTTTATTGCTCGGCTTTGTCCTTCCATCTTTGGAGAGGACATCATCGTCAGGCTTTCGGCGACGGCTCCAAGCGAGTCAGAAATTTGCATCAACTCAACTTCGTCGATTTCTGTCATTCTTTTCTTCGCGCCACCTTCACCATAAATTCTTTGCTTCATGTCGTTGTGGTGATCCGCCATGTTCTCGGCGGCTTGGTTCGCTCCGTAGCCAACCTTGTCAGCGGCTTCGGATTCTTTACGGCGACTGTTCGCGTCCAACTTTGGCTTGCCCAAACCGACATCGTCAGGTTCGGCTTCAAACTTTCCGCCCGTGCCGCCACCAGCCGAAGCGGGTGCGGACGATGGTGCGCCACCTTTACGGCGTGCGCCTCCATGCACCGACTGGTCTGCGTGACCGGGGTGCTTCAACACTTGCTCGACTGCTTTGCGCATCTGTGTGCCAAGCCAGCCGTCAACGTTGCGCAGTCCTTTGCTGGCTACCTCAGCCTCAAGGTTCGCGAAGTCAGCATCGCTCATCTTCGCAAGTGTGGTTTGGCGCAGAACGTCCAAAACAATGCGGTCGGCGGGTTTGATTTCACTCATTGATGTCTCCAGTCGTCGTCGGGTCGGCTAACCCTACCTCAAGTCGCTCGGCGGAGCCACCAATGGAATAACCAGTGATTTCGCCCTTCTTGACCATGTCCCACGCCCAATCGTCCCACTTGACCCCAAGAAAGACTGTCCCGGCTGGGTACTCAACATTCTCAACACGTCCATCGGATTTGCGCATCGGGACGTTCACAGGGAAAGGCATCGTCATTGCCTCAACCCACTCACCCGCCACAACGTCCACATTGTGTTGCAGACGGATGGCGCGGTCGCCCGACTTGACGTAATCCCACAGCGCCTTCTGCAACTCTTCTGGATCCGTCCATTCGTCGTGGGCGTCGTACTTGTTCGGGATGTACCAAGGAGCCAACGTAAAGCGCTGTTCCTCCATGACATCAAGGGTGACCGCCTTCTGCATCGCATCTTCGCGTGTCAGCACGCTGTTCGCCCACGCACGCCCTGCGTCACCGCCCCACGCCGCCCATGCGACACGACCCGCACTTGGGTACCCCTTCTGGTCGGGACTCCAACCTTCGCCCTGCTTGTCGACCTCGTGGCGAGCCAAATAAGACCGCATCCGCTTCAGGGTTTGGATGGACACCGCACGCCCGTTGGACAAGTCGCGCGCGCGCGCGGAGCCAACCGCCGTGAACCCGTCACCGGCGTGCCCTTCGGAAATCCACTTAAGTGCGCGCTTCGCTTCCTCTTGGACAGCCTCTGGCGGGGTGAACGAGTCCCCAGATGCCTTGTCAACAGGGTGCGCCATCAGGTCTTCGGGAATAATCCACAGTTTGCACAGACCGTTTGGGGAAATGTCACCCTCGACCCATTCGCAGGCGCGTCCACCTCGGAACGCGACACAGTTCGCGCAGTTCATTCCTTCAGCGACGAAAGGGTTGTCGTCGCCGTCCATGTAGTGCGCACCGTCAGCGCCGTTGCCTCGGTCAAAACGTCCAAGGCGCTCGACGATTTGTTCGTTCATATCGTACATCACCTTTTGACGCAGGGTGACGTTGTAGACCGTGTACTCGTCTGCTTCTTCTGTTTCGGTGGAAGGCATCTCAGGCATTGTCCCGTTAGCGTAGCAAAGCAGTCGACGCTACTAACCCCTAGTAGACGATGCCTTCGCTGTCGTCGGCTTCGGCTTCCACTTCGGGAACACCGCGAATGTCAAAATCAAACGGCGGCGAACCGTCCAGCAGAAGGTAATCAACTATCAGTTGTTTCCACGTCGCCACAACAACAAGCGGATCCTTGGAGTTGATGTCGGGAGTAACGAAGCCCGGTATAGCAACGGGAACCTCGTCGGGAAATTCGTAGTTTGACGCGAAAATGGCAAACTCGTCTGGGTACAGAACCCACGCATCGTCTTCCTCAACGACGTGCGCTTCACGTTCATCTGAATAACCGTCAATTTTCATGCGTACGCCAACACTCCCATCACAAAGTTCAGGTGGTCATCGTCTGCAATTATTGATGGGTATGTTTCTCGTTTGTAGAGCGACTCGATGCCCATCGTCATGATTTCGTAATTGGAGCGCCGAGTGAAACCATAGACTTTTCCAGAGTACGGCTCTGAAAATTCGTCCTTGATTGTCTTTTCATCTTTACGGTAACCACTGCGCGGTGTGACTTTGCGTAAAGGCTCTGGTTGACGCCCTTTGGCACGGCGAGTCAACATGACGAACTGCAATTGAGTTATTTGAGGGTTCATGCTTTCCACTGCGTGTGTTGCTTCGTGCAAAAGAGTAGACGCACGTCGACCTGACCCTTTCGCACCATCTGTTTTGATTTCTTGTTCAGATGCGCTGAAATGTCCTCGACCTTTAGTCGTGGCTTTCACCCTCAATCCCGTGAACTGTTGGTCATTCCACAATTCATCTGGGATTTTGACGAGTTCACTTCGCAATTCAACCACCGTTGGTTTCGTACCAGAAATTCTCTGGTTTGGTTTGTCAGTCATTGTGCGTCCTGCATCCTGCAAGACAGAACGAATAATTTCAGCGTCCTGTTCAGGAGTCACACCGCCATCACGAATTAACCTTTGGCGTTGATTAATTTCTCTATTGAAGTCGTGAGATATCTTGTATGCATCGTTTTGGCGTTGTTTCACGCCTTTGTCAACAGCAATCAACCTGCCCAATGGTGTGTCTGTACCATCCATGCTTCGTTCCACACTCACTGATGCCCACGAAGAGTCTCTCAAAACAGATATATATGATTCTTGCGTTTGGAAGTCGTTCGGGAACCGCTGTTTAGCGCGCTCCGACAGCCAAACGTCGCGGTTACCAACCATCCCCGCAAGGTCACGGTCAAGTGTCGCGTAATCCCGCAAATCCTCAAGAACGACGTCGCGGTTGTTTTCAACCAGTCCTTTGACTTTGGCATTGCGAGACACCTGAAAATCATCATCTAAACGACGATTTAGTTCGCTCGTCATCTCTGGGCTTCTCATCATTTCCTTGGTGACCGCGTTACGGGAAACTAAACGTTCAGCGTTGATGTTCGTCACTTCCTTGTCATGGGATGCTTTGTCTCGCAAAATAACGTCCAACTCCGCCTTGGCAGTCTTGAGTGGTTCTGCACCAGCAACCTCACGGCGACGTTGAACTTCGCCTCGCAAAACTGCGCCAGCCTTAATGACCGCTTCGGTGACCTCGAGTTCTTTTGCTGTGGGAGGCTCACCATTGGTGGCGACTTTCATCTGCTCCAAAGTCAACACCTGTTTGACTGGTAGACCGCCGGTGGCTTCATCAACGATGTCTTTTGCGCGCGCAATTTCCTCCGCGCCACCAGCATCCACTTTCGGTTTCGGTGGATCGTCCAACTTCGGCTTGTCGTCTCCATCTTTGCCTTTCATGCGTTTCTCGTGCGCCTTGCCTGCAAGTCGGGCGGCTCCACCATTCGCATAGCCGACCTCTTTGGCGACCTCTTCCCACGTTTTACCCTGCTGGTACAAGTCCCACGCCTGTTTCTGTTTCGCGCGTGAACTGTCGCGTGGCGCGCTGACTCCGCCGCCACGACCGTGTGTTGACTGGTCATGCTTGCC